AGCAGAAGAAGGCGTACGACGAGGTCGCGGCCGAATACGTGCTCACGACCGACTCGGGCGACAAGCTCGTCATGAACGGGAACCTCCCGGCCGCGACGCGCCTGCTGCAACTGGCGTCCGCGATGTGCGACGTCGACAAGGGCGACACTCCGGCCGACCCCGGATCGTGGAAGGTCACGCTCACCGACCCGTCGTCGAAGATCGACGAGCTTATGTCGATCATCGACGACAACCCCGGCAAGCCGCTCGCCATCGCGGCCGAGCACAAGCAGCTCATTGACCTTGCGGCGAAGCGCCTCGCGGCGGCCGGGATCGAGTACGGCGTGATCACGGGCGGCGTGTCCGGCGCGAAGCGTGACGAAACGGTCGAAGCTTTCCAGTCCGGGAAGCTCAAGTACATCTTGTTCACGTACAAGGCTGGTGGCGTCGGCCTGAACATGACGGCCGCCGACACGCTCGTGCGGCTGCAACGATCGTGGTCGCTGATCGACAACATGCAGGGCGAAGACCGGGTGCACCGCATCGGGTCGGAGGTGCACGAGGCGATCACGATCATCGACATCATCACGGCTGACACGATCGAAGAGACGCAGGTCGAAAAGCTGTACGCCAAGATGCAGCGGCTCGAAGAGATCGTGCGCGACCGCGAGCAGCTTCAGGCGGCCGGGAAGTCGACGGCGCACCTTGACGCCGAAGCGGCCCGGATCGAGTCGGTCGACCTGCTCGAACAAGCCGAGACGGCGAGCTTCGAGCCCGAAGCGGTATACGCGAAGCACGCCGAGTACCTGAATGACATGGTGAAAGAGGATTCATGAACGACGTAAGGCGCATCTCGCAGTCCGACCTGAAGGACTTTCAGCGATGCCGTCGCCGGTACTGGCTCAGGCACGTGCGCCGCCTCGCGCCCCGACTGCTCGGCCCTACGGGGCCGTTGCAGTCGGGCACGCGCGTGCACAACGCGCTCGAAGCGTTCTACACCCCCGGCAGCACGACCGATCCCCGGCAGGCGCTCGAAGACGCGATCTCGGACGCGGCGCGCGAGTACCACTCGCAGTGTCAGACGCTCGGCGTCGAGCCCGACTCGGCCGTGATCGACAAGTTCCTGAAGGACACCGACCTAGAGCGGGCGATGGTCGAAGGCTACTTCGAATGGCTCGCCGACACCGGGGCCGATGCGCACCTTCAGGTGATCGCGGCCGAAGAGCAGATCGCCATCACGGCCGATCAGCTCGGGGCCGACTTCGGGCAGGCCGTCGAGATCGTCGGCAAGCTCGACGCGCGCGTGCTCGACGAGGTCACCGGCTACACGCAGTTCGTCGACCACAAGACCGTGCAGACGTTCGCTCGCGTGCTGCCCACGCTGCAAGGCGATCCGCAGATGTTGCACTATCACCTGCTGCTGTCGATCGTGCATCCTGATCAGCATGTCGACGGCGCGCTGTACAACATGCTGCGGAAGGTCAAGCGCGGCAAGACGGCGAAGCCGCCGTTCTACATGCGCGAGACCATCACGCACAACGCCGAAGAGATCGAGTCGTACCGGCTGCGGCTGATCGGCCTCATCACGAACGTGATCGAGTTCGAAGAGCGCATCGTGCAGCTCGGCGAACTCGGCCCGAAGATGTTCGCGCAGCCGACGAAGACGTTCGACTGCTCATGGGATTGCCCGTTCTTCGACATCTGCGACATGTTCGACGACGGGTCACGAGTCGAAGACGCCATTCGCGATCTCTTCGAAGAAAGGGACCCGCACGCTAGGTACGCTGCACCTATGGTAGACTTATATAATAGAAAGAGCGACAGAGAGGAGAGGATGAATGCCCGAAGTGTTCAGTGAGTTCGAGACCGCGTCTTTTCTCGCCTACGGCGAGACGAAGAACGGCAAGAGCACACTGCTCGCCACCATGCCGACGCCCGGCGTCATCTTCGACACCGAAGGCAAGTGGCAGTTTTTTCAGGGGCGACCGAACCCGAACCGCGACGGCGAGCCCTTCCGGCTCAAGTTGTGGAACCCGGCCGAAGCGCCCCCGAAGGACGACGGAACGTACGACTTCGCGATCGTCAAGGTCACGAGCGCCCGCGTCATGGCGCAGGCGATGCCGTGGATCGACCGCACTGATCACCCGTTCGTCTCGATCGGGCTCGATTCGCTGACGGTCGGACAAGAGCAGGGGATCGAAGCGATTCGCTCGGTTGACGAGGATTTCCGGATTCAGGACTGGGGCACCATTCGGCGTCGCGTCCTCTCCGAGCTGTCGCGCATCATGGCGCGCGTCTCGGACCCGGCGAACCCGCTGCGCATCTTCGCGGCGACGGCGCACGGCCACCAGAAAGACGGCCGGTACCGCCCCGCGATGCAAGGCGGAATCCAGACGCGTATGCCGTACTCGTTCGACTCCGTCATCTGCATGAAGAAGGCGTTCGTGAAGAACGAGCAGGGCATGATTCCCGACGATGCACCTTCGGTGTACCGTGCGCTCGTCAAGTCGCACCCGGCGTACGCCACCGGGTCGAACTTCGAAGACCGATTCCCGAAGGGGATCATCGACAACCCGAACCTTACGCACATGATGCGTATGATCTTCCCGGCGCAGGCCGGGTAAACGAAAGGACACATGACATGGCAGACGAGTCGTGGGAAGACATGATCACCGCTGCGGCCGACCGGTTCAACGTCGCGCCTGAAGGAACCTTCGAGTTCCGGATCGAAGACGCCGAGAGCACCGTGTTCTCGTCGGGGAACCCCGGCATCAAGGTGAAGCTGAAGATCGCGGTCGGCCCCGAGGCCGGGAAGTCGATCAAGACCGTGAACGTCGTCCGCTCGCCGAAGGCGGCCGGACTGTTCCTGGATCACCTCGCAGCGGTCGGCATCTCGGCCGACACGCTCATGCAGGCGAAGCCGACGCTCGACCAAATCGCGAAGATCATGCCGGGCAGGCACGTCAGCGGCACCGTGAAGCACAAGGAATACCAGGGACGCACGCAGGCCGAACTTCAGTGGAACATGAAGCCTCCGGCCTCCGGCGCGATCCCGGTGCTCGACTTCCCTGATCTCACGGTCATGGACGAGATCAACCGCGCGGTCGCCACCGAAGAGTACGACGGCGACGCCGGTTTCTAGGCCCGGCTCATGAGGGTGCCCGTTTCGCGGGCACCCTCTTTTGCATAAATGATAGAATCACACGATCACGAAGAAAGGACAAATAGTGTTCACTGCACGAAACCGACAAAATGCATTCGCGAAGCGACGGCGCGAGGTGCGCGAGGCACAGCAGGCCGACGCGCCGCCCGCCGAGCCCACGGCCGTTCCCTACGACACGCGGAACGACGCGAGTGACGGCGTGGTGGACGCGCCGGACATCGCTGCAATCTCGCTTCCCGATCTTCCCGCAGCGCCGGGAGTCGACGGGTGGGTTGATCCTGCGCCAGTGATCGAACTTGAGCAGACGATCGATCCGACGCCGGTCGCCGTGCCCGAGATCAGCGATGAGACGAAGGCGAAGATCGATGCGGTACTGAACCACGCGATCACGCCCGTCGTCGACTCCGCGCCCGTCGAGCCGGAGCCCACGCCGGAAGCAGCCGCCGAACCCGCTGAGAGCGAGCCTAAGCGCGGTCGCGGTCGGCCACGGCCGCAAGAGACGATCGACCGTGACAACGCCGTACACGCGCTGCTGAGCGACGCCGATCCCAACGAAGGCGTGTCGAAAGAAGTACTTGCGCTGATGCTCGCCGAGAAGGAGCAGCAGGTGTATTCGAGCCTGCGCCAGCTCACGAAGGAGGGACGCGCCGAGACGCGGTACGTCAAGCCGCACGGCTACCGATGGTTCGCCCTCTGACCTGCGCAGACGTACGAGGGTACCCCCGGGTTGCGCGCCCGGGGAACCCATGCTATTGTTTAATACATCAGGCAAGACCAGCCGGACGACGAGAGGACGAAGATGAGCGATCAGTACGACGACCTTGATTGGGACAACGGGCAAGACATCCCGGTCAACGGCAAGTAAGATCAGAGCGTCGACTCGTTCGGCGTGAGCCTTCATAGCCTAGTGGTAAGGCGGCCGTCTCCAAAGCGGTTGACTGAGGTTCGATTCCTCATGAAGGTGCGTAGTGTGTTGATCCGTACATTGCACGGCCACGCGACTAACCATCGCAACGGATCGACCGGCCCGGTTCGCTACCGGGACCGGCAAAGGCTTCGGGTGGTTCCGAGGTAAGCGTGTTAGCTCAATGGGAGAGCAGGGGCCTTCGTCGGCACCCGATCGGGGTTCGAGTCCCCGGCACGCACGAGGCGCGAAAACGCCGCACGACGCGGGATAGCTTAACGGTAGAGCGCTTGGCTCATAACCAAGATGATGCCGGTTCGAATCCGGTTCCCGCTACTAGGACGGTTCGGCACGGAGTGCTCGGGGGTGCACCTCATTAACTCCGGACCGTCCGTTGGAAGGTCGGCGCAAGGTGCGCGGTCCGGTTGCTAGCCGGATGGTCCTCACGGGCAGTGGTTCGATTCCACGGCTTTCCGCTCTGTGCCAGTCGCGATCAAGGGCAAGCACGGGAGAGGGGAACCGGCAGTACGTAGGAACTAGGCTGATGAGGCTAGGTGACCGCAAGTGCTGCCGGACATGGAAGATAGCGCGGAATGGTCCGCAACCGGTGTCGAATACCGGGCCACGGTAACACGTGAGGGTTCGAGTCCTTTATCTTCCGCGCAATGGCGTCGGCCGCAGGTGCGGCAACCGGCCTGTAAAGCCGGTGCCTTCGGGCAAGGTGGGTTCGATACCCACGGCGTCAACCAAGCGACTTCGGTTCCAACACACTACTAACGGTGCGCTGGTCTCGACCCGAAGCCGTGAGCCCGCCTAGCTCAGCGGATAGAGCATCCGGTTCCGGACCGGAAGGCGCGTGGTTCGAGTCCACGGGCGGGCACGTCAGATACACGACGAAAGAGGATGGATACATGCGAAAACTGACAAAGGCGATCGTCGCCGGATCGGCCGCCGCTGCGCTCGGGCTCACGCTCAGCGCGTGCAGCGAAGCCGACACGGCGTCAGAGAACCTGTCGACGGCCGCCGATAACTTCGAGATCAATCGGCGGATCGTGTTCTTCAACGGGATCACCGACACGTACCTGCTGACCATCGAAGGCCGGTGCTCGATCACCGACGAGGGCTCGCAGCTCGAAGTCACGTGCAAGACTGACGACGACACGTACCTGAAGCACTTTCTCGGCCTGTCTGACAACGTCTCGTACTTCGTCGAACAGCTCGACGCCGCCGATGTCGACGGCTTCCACTATCGTGTGATCTTCCGTCCCGAGACGATCGTCCCGGACATCGATCTGGAGACGTCGGGAGGTTAAGCTTCCCGAGCAAGAGCCGCGTTGGACTAGTGGTCTGGTCGTCCGATTCTCAATCGGGAGGTAGGGGATCAATACCCCTACGCGGTACGAGATGAGCGCCCCAACCGGAAAGACCGGGCGGGTGGTTCTCACTGAACCTAGCCATCGGTTCGGGAGTCCCGGCAGCGCTCGCCGGGACTCGTAAGTAATTGCCTTGTGGTGTAACCCGGCAACACGCTAAGCTTTGGACTTAGAGATTCTTGGTTCGAATCCAAGCGGGGCAGCAAGTACCGGTGCTCGGTAGCTCAGCGGCAGAGCGGACGGCTGTTAATCGTCTGGTCGCAGGTTCGAATCCTGCTCGGGCAGCTCGACAACTTCATATCGATGCTCGCTAGTTCAACGGCAGAACGGCCGCCTCTGGAGCGGAAGGTTCGTGGTTCGAATCCACGGTGAGCAGCGCAGAACGGGTAGAGCCGCTATCCCTTGGTTCAGGGGGAGATACTGAACCGCTAACTCCGGTCGTCTATGGGTTAAGATCCGACTCTTTCAATGTCGGGTACAGGGTTCGAGTCCCTGTCGGAGTACTGGGTTCCTCGTGAGTAACCCGAGCGGGGATGACTGGCATCATCCCCGCTCACAACTACACATGCCGTACTAGCTCATTGGGAGAGCATCCCCCTGTCACGGGGAAGGTAGTGGGTTCGATCCCCACGTATGGCGCAATGCCCGTGCGATGTTCTCAGAGATAGCACGGCAAGGGGAGGTCCCACCCGGCAGCAACGGGACATAACGGGTTATGGCCTAGTGGAATGGCGCGTGATTTGGGATCACGAGGACCCCGGTTCGATTCCGGGTAACCCGACTGTGACGTTAGCTCAGCGGATAGAGCGTTCGGATGTGGCCCGAAAGGTCGCGGGTTCAAATCCCGTACGTCACCCCAACTTCATAGCGAGCCCCGTTAGCCCAACTGGCAGAGGCGTCAGATTTAGGTTCTGAAGGTTCCGAGTTCGACTCTCGGACGGGGTACGTACGCTCGTGTAGCCCAACGGCAGAGGCAACGATTTCAAAAGCCGAAGAGTCCCGGTTCGAATCCGGGGGCGAGTACGGGGTATTCATGAGTATGGCGCTTCGGCGTCTGAGATAACCTTAGCGGGGTTTGTACGTCCTCCCCGGATCACAAAGACGTACATTGCCCTGGTAGCTCAACGGATAGAGCACTGGTCTACGAAGCCAGGAGTGGAGGTTCGATTCCTCCTCGGGGCACGCAAGACAAGTGAACACGCCGCGTTGGTGTACGGGTTGTCACAACTGACTTCCACTCAGTTAGAGCGAGTTCGAGTCTCGCACGCGGTTCCGCCTCGGTAGCTCAGGCAGGTCAGAGCGCCCGTCTCGTAAACGGGTGGTCGTCGGTTCGAATCCGACCCGTGGCTCAAGGCTCGACAACGTGAGTTGGCGAGTTCGGCAAGACGTCAAATCTCGGCCCCGAGATTTGAGATGTCTCGTTAGCTCAGTAGGCAGAGCACCGGAGTGAAGTCCCGGGCGGCGTGGTTCGATCCCACGACGAGACACGTAACAACTTCATCACGCCTCGCTAGCTCAGTTGGTCAGAGCTACGGATTCTTAATCCGCAGGTCCTAGGTTCGAATCCTAGGCGGGGCACGCAACACGCGCCGTTAGCTCACTGGCAGAGACACCGGACTTTTAATCCGGGGGTACAGGGTTCGATTCCCTGGCGGCGTACACCTCGCTAGCTCAGCGGATAGAGCCGGAGGTTCCTAACCTCTGTGGTCGCAGGTTCGAATCCTGCGCGAGGTACGCAGATAGCACGGCACACCGGTCAATGCGTGTCTGTAAGGGTGGTCGGATAGGGATAGATTTCGGTCCGACTGGAGCAGAGAAGGCGGGTACTCTGCTCACATGGCGAATTAGCTCAACTGGTCAGAGCGCGATCCTGATACGATCGTGGTTCCGGGTTCAAGTCCCGGGTTCGCTACGCACCGTTAGCTCAGCGGAATGAGCGGCTGCCTTACAAGCAGCGGGTCGGGGGTTCGACTCCCTCACGGTGTACTGAGGTGTACCGAGCCTCGCAACGGCATACCGCCCACCCCTTCCGGAAGGCCGTGGGTACTCTGCGACAGTTGTGAATCGGACCCCGCAAGGGGTATGCGAGACGGAAGCGCTTCCGGGTTCGCATCAAGGGCTGTTAGCTCCAATTGGTAGAGCGTCTGCTTTGCAAGCAGAGGGTTGTCGGTTCGAATCCGACACGGTCCACGCAGGGGTTAGACGACGCGTATCCATGGTTCCGCGCGGCGTCTTCCCTGCTCCACACGGCGTGATGTCCGAGCGGTAAGGTCGAAGCCTGCAAAGCTTCGCAGCCGGGTTCGACTCCCGGTCGCGCCTCTCATGAAGTAAGACGAAAGGATGAAAGATGGACATTGCGATTCTGATCGTGCACACGAGTCTGCTCCTGCTGCTCGGCGCATTCAACTTCGCGCTGATCGGGAAGCAACCGGAAAGCACCGACCGGCGCAGCGGGACGGCGATCACGGCATTCCTGTACGGGATGTTCACGATAGCTTTCATGCTCTGGTGGGACACGCCCGACCTGCTGTCGCTTTGTGCTAAGTACTTCATGATCGGGCTGATGTGGGTCCCGTGGCTACTCGACCTTCCGAACATCGACAAGCCGTACCGCGTGTTCACGACATCTGTTGTCGTGCTCGCGTCGATATTCATCGCGGTGCGCATCGCCGTTGTACTGGCGTTCTGGCACTGACAACTGAATGAGCGCGCATGAGCGCGCACCACGCGATGAGCGCGCACCCTCCCGGGTGCGCGCTCATTTTCGTTCTATGATAGTATTCGCGCACGACGACAAGATGAAAGGACGAACCGATGAACTTCACTTCCACCCCCGCAGGCGCGCTCATCGTCTCGTGCGCGCTCGGTGCGCTCATGATCGCGCTCATTCTCTGGCGCACGTCGATGAGCGCGCGCGCTCGCCACGCCGAGAAGGCGCGCACATGGGCAGCGCTCAAGGCTCCCGAATGGGAAGCGCGCGCAGCGCGCAAGCGCGCACGCCGTGAATCCGGTGCGCGCGCGGATGCGCGCTTGCGCATCGCGCTCTTGAGCGGCGTCGCGCTCGTCGCGCTCGCCGCGACGAACTTGAGCGCGCACGCATCCATCACGGCGCTGCACCGCGTCGGCCTGCACTCGATCGACACGGCGATCAGCGTCGTCGTAGTCTTTGAGGCGTTCCTCGCGATCCTCGGCGCGCTGTCGCTGTGGCACATGACGAAGGGCGAAGGATTCAACCGCTACGAGGCCGGTGTGTGGCTCATGGCGGCGCTCATGAGCACCGTTGCATGGTGGGGCGGCGGCAGCGTCATCTTCGCGCTGTGGCCGCTGCTGGCGGCCGTCGCATGGCACCTGGTCACCACTTTCGGACGCCCGCGTAAGCCGTCCGCTCTGGTCACCTGGTACCGATTGAAGCGCGGCAGGGCGACCTCGCGTGACGCGAACGCCGTCATGACCGAACGCCTCATCACCCGGATCGTGAACCACGGCTTCGCCGCGAACGAAGGCGCGCGCATCGCGCGCCGTGCGCGCTCGCGCATGTTCGACCGCGCGTGGGCGGACGCCGACGCGCTCGGCATCCTCACGAGCGAAGTGCGCGCGCGCATTCAGACGCGCGTCGCCGCGCGCCACGTCGGCGCGCGCGCGCTGAGCGCTGAGAACGTCGCGCACATGAACCCGTGGAACGAGCGCGCGCAGAGCGCGCGCACCGTGCGCGCAGTGCGCCCCGTGAGCGCGCCGCCCGCGCCCGTCGTCGAGACGAGCGCGCACGAGGTCGCAGACGAGCGCGCGCCGGAAGATGAGCGCGCGATCGAGAGCGCGCCCGTGAGCGTCGCGACCGATGTCGTCGGCGCGATCCGCGAGCACTTCGCCGGACCCTCGCACGCCCTTGAATGGGCGGTCGAGTTCGCGAAGAAGAACGGCGAGCTGCCCACGGGCGACGACCTCGCGACGGCGTTCGAGAAGACGGCCGGGAACTGCCGCAAATGGATGACGCCGGTCCGCAAGGCGCTCGGCTACTAGCGGCACAGTGAGCGGCACACCGGCACGGCCGGTGTGCCACTCCGGCACGGTTCCCACCGGCTCCGGCACGGTACATTCCGGTGTTGACCTGCGGCGACACGCTCGGCACGGTGTGCCGGACTAGCGCGCGAGAAAAACGGGTGTGCAGGTCGGGCACCCTTTCGGGGTGCCCGCCTGGTGTGCCGTGCCGGAGGGGTGTATAATGAAATACCTGATCAATCCACAGACGAAAGGACGACAGATCATGGATTACATGGCGATTGAGACCACGCTCGGGAACGGTGCCGCAGGCTTCGTGTCGCTCGTGCTCTTCGTCGGCGCTTGGGTGCTGAACAACGTGCTCGATCAGAAAAAGTGGTCGGCGTTCCTCGTGCTCCCGATCGCGCTCACTGCCTCGTTCGTGCTGTACGCGTCGACCTGGTCGGCGACGTGGTGCCGGTGGATCGGCAACGCCTTGAACGTCGTTGGCGGGATGTTCGGTGTCGACGACATGCCGCTGAGCTTCATCTTCAGTCTCGCCTGCGTCGTCGCCGTTATTGTCGTGGCGGCCGATCTTGGCATCGATCCCCGGGACAACCCGGCTGCCGTGTGGTCGCTCTTCATCGCGCCGATCACGGCGCACGGAGCGGGCGGCGTCGTCGGCAACGCGGCCGATGCCTTCTTCGGGTCGATGGCTCTCGGGCTCATCGACGCCGTGAAGCAGTTGACGGGCGCGTGAGATGACCGACGAACTTCAGAACGACGAGCGCGCACCTGCGCGCAACGCGGCGCGCGCTTCGTGGGAACTCTTCTCGCGGGGCGCGCGCCGCCATGCTGACAGTGCGCGCGCATGGGTGCGCGCCGAAGGACTCGAAGCGCTCATCAAAGAGCGCGACGCGCGCGCGATCACGGCGCACATCGAACGGGAGGCGCGCGCGCGGAAGTCGAAGCGCGCGCGCACGCGCTACACGCCGCCCCCGCGCGCGCTCGCTCCGATCGAGATCAAGGCGCGCGCGTTCGGCAAGCGCGCGGTGCGCTCGGGGGTTGCGCTCGCGATCCCGTGCGCGCTCATCGGCTACCCGGTGCACGCGCTCTTTCAGGGTGATCCCGGCTTCATGCTGGTGTGGCCTGCCACGTACGCCTATCTCGTATGGGACGGATGGGCGCACCGGCCCGAGAAGGTCGACGCCGCCGAAGCCGCTCCCGACGCCGACGAGGTCGACGGGAAGCCGTCGCTCTTCGCGAAGATGCGGCACACGTCGACCGGCCTGAAGCCGACGCCGGAGGAATCGGAGATCATCCACCGGATTGCGACTTGGGACGATCACGCAGCCGAGCGCAAGCTTCACGAAGTGGTGCCGGGTCACCCGGTGATCGACGAATCCGGCTTGCTGATTCCGATCGGCTTCGGCGGACAGTGGACTCCGGCGAAGCTCGACGCGCAGGCCGACCAGGTGCGCGCGCTGCTCGCCGTTCCCGACGAGGTGCGCACGCAGATCAAGCCGGGAGGCACAGCCGATCGCGCGCTCTTGCGCGTGCGCACGCGGATTCGCGCGCTCGATCTCGCGTGGAATCCCACGCGCGAAGGGATCGGGCTCGACGCCGACACGGGCGAAGTCGTCCTAGTCGACGTGACTGACCGCATCCTCGTCGCCGGGATGTCCGGCGCGGGGAAGTCGGTCGCGCTGCGCGTGCTCATGGCTGCGGCGCTCGCGCTGCCGAACACGGCGCTCGTGATCATCGATCTCAAGGTCGAAGGGGCGCTCTGGTCGCACGTCGCGCGCGTCGAGTCCGAGCCCGAAGGCATCGTGCAGCTCGTGCAAGAGCTGATCGACGAGATGCGCGAGCGTGAGGCGATCATGCGCGCGCAGTCGCTCGACAAGTGGGAGCCCACCCCCGAGCGTCCGCGCATCGTGGTCGCGGTCGACGAGGGTGCGGAACTGCTCTCGGAAGTCGAAGAAGCGATTCCCGGCCTGCGCTCGCTCGCGCGCCGGGCGCGCTCGGCGGAAATCGTGCTGTGGTGGGCTACGCAGAAACCCACGGTGACCGGCCCTGGGCGTGGGCTCGACTCGGCGATCTCTGCTCAGTTGACGTCGCTGATCGCGCTCGCTGTCTCGTCGCCGACAGAGGCGCGCAACGTGCTCGGCGAAGACGCCACGGCGAAGGGCTGGCACGCGGAAGACTTGCAGAAAGGCGGGTGGGCACTTGTGCGTGTGCAGGGCGGTGATCGCGCTCCCGATCCCGTCCGAGTATGGTTTATGGAAAAGGAACACGTGAAGGCGCTTCCGGCGCGCGAGGCGTGGCGGCGCGAGTCGACCACGCCGACCGCGTACAAGACGCACAACACGCTCGACGTGGCCTTGCAGCTCTCCGAAGGACTGCAAGGCGTCTCGACGGCCCGGCTTGCCGCGAAGCTCGGGATCACGGCCGACGAGGTGCACGCCCGGATGCGCGCTTACGGCGTAACGCCGGAGCCGAACGCCTTCGCGATGGGCAACGGCGAGAAGGCTCGGGGGTACCGCCGATCGGTTCTCGAAGCTGCGAAGAACGGATGAAAGGAACCGATATGGCGTTGAAATGGATTAAGGACGACACGAGCCTGCACACGTACCGCGCGGAGACGGTTCGATATCGCTTCATCATGATCGCGCCACTGCGGGCACAGACAACGCTATGGGTACAGCACGCCGTTGACGATTGGGGTGACAACCCGATCGACCAGCGGCTGTGCCGTGGTCGGCGTACCGCCGAGCGCATCGCGCAGCGGTTCGCTGACAAGCCGTTCACGCCGCGTCGGCTGCGCTGAGAAAGTTCGGCTGCCCCTCTTGCAGCGCCGGGAATCGTTGGTCTATTATTTAAAGACCGACGACGAAAGGACGAACGATGAACACTCTCGCTATCACCTCCCCCGCCTCCGAAGCTCAAATCAAGTTCCTTCGGAGCCTGCTCGTCGAAAAGCTCGACGCGGAAGCCGGTGCGGCGGCCGTGCAGTGGCTCGACACGCACAAGCTGTCTAAGGCCACGGCGTCGGCGAAGATCACGGAGTACAAGGCCATGCCGACCGTGAACCGCGCCGCGCAGCTCGACGAGGGGATGTACAAGGTCGGAGAGGACATCTTCAAGGTCTACTTCACGCAGGCCGGGCACATCGCGACGAAGCAGCTCACGGAAGACGGCTTCGAGTACACCGGCCGTAAGCCGCTCGCCATGATCAAGCCCGAACACCGGATGACGCTTGACGAGGCGAAGGCGTACGGCAAGGTCACCGGCACGTGCTGCAACTGCGGCCGACTGCTGACGAACGAAGAGAGCATCGAAGCGGGGATCGGTCCGATCTGCGCTACCAAGTTCTAGGGGCACACTTGCATCAACCGGGTGAAATGAGGGCTCGCGGCTTCGGCCGTGAGCCCTCGCGCGATTGGCGAGCTGACGCCGCCTGTCGGAACCTCGCAGATCAGTACTTCGATCCTTGGGACTCCGACGACAAGGCGAACGAGCCGAACGCGACGGCGACGCAGATATGCAGCACATGCCCGGTGCGCCGCGCCTGCTTGATCACTGCCATCACGAATGCGGAATCCTATGGGACATGGGGCGGACTCACGTTGAAGCAGCGCAAGCAGCTCATACGTGCTCGAAAGCGCGTGCGCTGCCCGATCTGCTCGGGAAGCCTGCTCGCGCTTACGGACGACCACGCACAAGCCTGCCTCTCGTGCGGGATCACATGGCGCACGATTGCCGTTAGTCGTAGTGCGCGACGTAGCTCACAGGCACGTCAGTCCATGACGCCGTCGTCGCCTGCGACGAGTACACGAACATCGTGAATCCTGTCGTCGTTACCGTGATCGCTCGTGATTCCCAGCGTGCAGTCGGTGCCGAGCCGAAGTCGATGTTCGTGGTCACCGTAGGGATGCCGGGGAACGTGAAGCCGAAGTTCACGAGCGCGGTCGAAGACGACAGCGTGACGAAGGTGAACGTCGTTGTCCCTCGTCGAGTCCAGTTCTGAAGGTTCGTGATGTTCGTGTTCGCCGACGCGAGCCCGGTCGTGTTCGTTGCGATGCTTGCCGTGTTGTTCGTAACAGTCGCTGCCACTCCGGCGAGCGCGGCGTCAACTTGCACGGCAAGAATCGGGTTCGTGCCTCCCGGCCCGCCCGTCAGCGATACGCCCGGCAGCGACGACGGCGATTCGTATGTGAATGCGTAATTAGCCGTGTTCGGCATAGCCTCTCCTTACGAGAACGTCGTTCCGAAGTACGTGCCGCTCATACGTACAAAGTGCCCCGTCAAGATCGACGAACTCGAATGCATGTCAGTGAGGTTAAGCACGCCTGCGGTGCTCAGTGTTCCCATGCCGGATGTGAGCGACGAGTGAATCACGGTGAGCTGCTGCTGTGACGGTCGAGCTGCGACGGTATTGATCGTGCAAATTTGAGGGTCGCCCGCAACGTTGCCTTGTGAGTCGGCCGTGATGGCTGCTCCAGTGCGCTCATACTCGACGCGGATGCCGACGATCGGGCCCCACAGACGATAGACGGCTGATGTCAGCGTGAAGCCTGCGGCTGCTGTCGTCGACATTGTCAACCACCCGGTGTCGCCGGGGTCGGTGACCTGAAGCGCGGCAATGTCGCCTTCGGCTGCTGCTACCCGAGCGTCAATTCCGGCGATCACCGTTTCAACCTGCTCGGCAAGGATTGGCGAGGAACCGTCAATGTCGCCGGTCAACGTGATCCCCGGCTTCGTCTGTGGCGTCTCGAACTCGAACCCGTATGTCGGTGTCTGCGGCATTACGTCACTCCTACGTGCACGATCGCCGACTGTCGAGTAGCGATCCCTAGCGCGGCGTCTACGGTCAGCGGAACGGTGACTTTCTGCACGACGTGCAACTCACGGTTACCATCGTTGTACACCACGCGAATAACATCATACGGCTTCAGTGCCGGGTTCGGTACCGCCGAAGCGCCGACGTCGTACGGTGCGCCGAGCGACTGCCGGAGCAGGTTCACGGCTGCGTTCTCCGCTTGATTCTGTGTCGTGATGAAGGGCGACGCGTAGAAACGCGGTACACGTCCGAACGGGCCGCCGAAGAACGTCGGACTCGATTCCTGCGCATCGACGGCGACAGCGCGCACGGGAGGCATCTCGTCGGTACCTTCGCCGAGCACGACCACGGCGTTATATACGCCTTGCCGAGACAGTGAGCGGTCAGCGTTCACCATGACGCCGTTCGGCCCGGCGTTCACGGTCCAGATCGGTACGTCTTCATCCGGGGCCGTTTCAAAGATGAGACGGCCGAGTGCATCCCAGTAGAATATTTTCCCGAGACCTTCGGCGAGCGTCTTCAGGACTTCGAGACGCGACTCTTCGGCGATGAGCGACCGGCCGAGTTCGGACAAGTTCGAATCGTCGTCATAGACGATCGTGGCTGCCGGATAGATCTCAGTCACGACTTCGGTGATGATGTCGCCGACTGCCGTTCCTTGCAGCCATTGACGTGGCGAGAGGAATCGTGAGTCGATGATGGTCGACATCCGGTCTTCGAGCCCGACGCTCACCGGATCTTTAGCGGCGTCCTGCTGGTCGATCTCGTTGACCCGGTAGTAACCGAGCGGAGCCCACAGCACGCCGCTACCGCCGAGATCGATGCCGCGTGCGACGAAAACTTCCGCGCCGAACGGAGCAAGCGATCGATTCTGCACGGTGGGCCATGGCTCGGCGAGCGTCAACGATCCTGAGCCCCGGATATCAGCCGTGGCGTCGAGTTCGATGTCACCACCGACGATTTTGAGTTCGGTCCCGGTCGGCGTCTCTCCATCCTGATAGCCGTCTACGGCTACGGCACGGAACTTCGCTGTATGCGAACCTGAAACGAGTGACGCGAAGTCGGCAGCAGTAACCATTAGCTCTGTCGTCCGTACATGCGGTCAACGCCGATATGTGTAGTGCCGCCTCCAGTGTTGTTGGCGTTGACGATCAACTCGACGACGCCGCCCGGGGTGAACGTAGTACCGAAGCCCGGTACCGACACGGTACCCGCAGTAGGGTCGCCGCCTGCACTGCTCGCCACGGTCACCGCTCCGGAGCCGGTGTTCATGCGGAACTGCCATCCGGCCGTGCCGGTGGAAAGGATCGGGAATCCGTACGTAATCCGGGGATGGTAAACCGGGTTGAACCCGCGCCAAATAGTCGTCATAGCAACGTTAGTGGTTGCGGGTAGATAGGTAGTACCAAGTTGCTGAGCGTCCGCAGTCGGTTGGATGAGGTATGGAATCCAAGGGTCTGCCATGCCGACGCCGTTCGTCGCACCGTTGGTACTGAACATTTCGTTGCCGGACTGGTCGAAAATCTGAATGACTTGCGAACCTTCAACGCCCGAGATACGAACTGCGTCTTGACCGTCTCGGTATGTAAGGACTAGGTCACGAGCATTGAGCGTTCGAATAGCCCACTGTTCATCGGAGCCGCCGTAGTACAGAGCCCACAACGGGTCGCCGTCGCCTTCTTTCCCGAAGAACGCCAGCGGGTCGCCGTTCTCAGTGACGAACCGAAAGATCTTCGCCGTGACGTTCAGGTCAGCGACGAACTCGCCGGGATTCGACAGCTTCCCCAGAATCCACCACGAGCCGACTCCCTTCGCGTTCTCGGGAGCCCACCCGAGCATCCCGACGATGTCGCCGGGTCGGATCACGAGCGCGTTGATGCCTTCGACGAGCGGCACGTCCGTGATCGTGATCCCGCGCCATTCGAGCGTGTTGTGCAATGTCTCATTGTCCCACGTCAACACGCGTGCCTGCGAAAACTGCACGCCGCGCGATGGCGCGGGCGTGATCAGGGCAGCTAGATCGTGATTGGTGCGATCGGTCATCCGATGATCCCTCCGAAGTCAGCCGGGCTACCTGAGGTAAGCCAGACTTCTTGCCATGTCGACCACAGCGCCCACGCGTCTTCCCATGTGCCGTCTTGACCGATGATCGACCAGAGCTGCGCCCATGTCAGCGACGTCGGGATGATGCTTGCCGTATCGGCAGGGGCGACACGCGTGAACGTGACCGTCCATAGCCATAGAGGTTTACCATATACCGTCCGAGACTGCGTGTAGTCCCCGTTCGCCATGACGTAGCCCTCTGGAATTCCAGAGAACGCCGTGGGACATTCCTCGTCTTCGTCGTCGCCGGGTGGCTGTAGCAGCATGACGCCGCCATACGTCAGCAGCGCGACAACTGCGCGATTCTCAGCCTTCGAACGCGTGATGAAGGTGAGCGAGAATGTAGCGGATGAACCGACATCGGCGATCCCAAGGATCTGATGTCGTCCCTTGATATCGAAGAATGCCGTACGAGCATCGCGGCTCAGCTCGTCCCAATCGACGCATTCAAGCTCGTGATTCAGCGATGGGAATACGATCGACTTGAGGAACACACCCTCTTGCATCGGCGTCAAGGCGGTGACGCTGGCAATGCTCACGGGAATCGAGTGCGCTTCGATCGGCCCGAACCACTGCTCATACGCGAGGCCGGTGTTCTTGTACCCGCGTGCGTAGACGCCAGTTCCCGCAACTAGATCGGTGTCAACAACGGTCACACCCCAGTCTGTAGGCTCATCTTGTCCCTCTTGCCACGCGCGCGCCGACAGCGTCGAGCCTTGCACACGGAATCGAGCGTGCCACGGGATGTTAGAAACCCACGTGCCGATCAGACCTGCCGTGCCTAGTTCCGTATACGCATCAGCGATGAACTTACCTATCCGGAGTTCTACTACGTATCCGTCAGCTTCGGGGCGAAATTGTAGATTCGACTCGTACAGGTTGCTTGAATCGGCAGCACGCAAACCGACTGCCCATTCGACACGCTCGTCGAGCAGGTTCGCTACTCCCGGATAGATGGCTGACCAGGTCACCTCCGCGTCTTCGGCCCCTGGAATCTGGTCGGTAGTGAGTTCGGCGATACGTCCGGCCGGGCTTGAACTGGCTATGACGCCGACACCGTTATTCACGTACACACTGAATCCGGCGGATGATCCGCCGAGATTCCATGCCTCCCCCGTGTTCGCGGTTCCCCAAGTGGTGCCCGGCACCGGAGCAATCGTGACGATAGATGCTTCGGCTTGTACCGTCCACGTGCGCCCCGCCGAGTCAACGAAGACCATCGTTCCGGCTGCCTGCGCATTGAAGTCGGGATTCGCCACGATCGCCCCTGCGATGCCGTTGCGAACCTGGGCGGCGTGTACCTGCCCGGTAAGGCGAGTCAAGCCGCCGTTGTTCGACGAGCCTACTTCGAGCGGTGCGCTGCCTGAAAAGTTCGTAATGACACCAGCGGTTACGACCGGGTCCCCAAGTTGCACCCACGGGCCGCTCAACCCGTTCGCGGCCGTATAGAACACAGCCGTATGTCCGCCTGCGCCGTTGTTGACGTCGAGTGTCGCGCGCACAGCTAGCCGACCCGTGCTGATCGGTACGGCAACAGTTGATGTGATGTTGGTAGTCGAGATACCGTCTGTGGATCGTGTGATGCGCAGACGTCCGCTTGTCTCCACCGTGAGGCGGAAGGATCGCTGATCGGTGCCTACCGTGTACTTGCTGACAAGCGCCTGCTGTACACCGCTCCACGTAGTCGTGACGTCGGCGCGGATGTCAATGTCGCCGGTGATGTCGAGCGCGGCATTATCGGGAGTACTCGCGTAGCTGTTGGCGACGCCGGTGACTTGCAGCGCGCCCGCCGAAGGGAAGGCGCGGTCAAAGGCGTCGTAAAACACGGGCTCGATTAGTCGGTACGAGTTGAGCACGTTCGGCGTGTACTCGTAGTCGTCTACGATCGTCGTGTGCGTGGTAGCGAGGAATTGCGCGCCACGGACATCCACCCATGTGGGGTCGACTGCCGTTGAACGTTGGACACGGTAGCGAACGCCAGGCTCGGCGTCGATGAGTTCGAGGCGGACGCGCCCGAAGTCGTCAAGATACGTCGCCGTCAGCGATGCCATGTCAGTTCCTTCCCGTGGCCGCGCGTGCGCGTCGGGCAAGCGTCTTATTGTTTTGGTTCACGCGCGTATCGACCATACGTGTGATCGTCTCGTTACCGATCTGTACAACTACCTGGATAGGCTGATCGCTCGTTCCATTCAGCCCAGCAGCGCGGAATGCGTCTGCGAGGGCGTTGATGCCGTTCGAGTTCGTAAGCGGCAATACCATTTCGTCGGGGTGCAGCATGGCAAGCCCTTCGGCCTGCGTGAAACCACCGGTCTGCAAGTACGGGATGTTCGGCGTGTTGATCGTGCCGCCACCGACCGTGCCTACGCCTGGAATCTCTACCGAAGGAATAGAGAATGACAGATTGTTCCATCCCGAGATCACAGAGTTAACCGCCGACCGGAAGCCGGAAGCTAGCGGACTGAACATGTTGCTTAGCGCTCCGCTGATGCGCCCCGGGATACCGCGAATAAATCCGACAAACGTGTCCCAACCGGTTTTTATCGTGCTCAAGTGTCCGAGCACCACGTTCTTAACGATGCCAATGCCGTTCTTGAACGGCGTGAACACGTTGTTATTGATGATGTTCCAGGCAGTCCGGAAAGCCGCTTGTAGCAGGTTCCACGCGCCGATCAGGGCTTGCGTGTGTTCCTCTCCCTTTTCCTTGATGAACTCGAAGATCATGGACAGGTTCTCGCCCGCGCTCTGGAACTGCTGCACCACCCATTCGATCGCGGTACCGAGAGCGAGTACGAGCAGGTCAATCAGTGCCTCAATGATCGGGATCACGTACGGCACGATGACATTTTCAACGAGCCAGAGCAGCACAGCCCCGAGCGCCGTGATGATCGGCTCAAGCACGGTGCCGATGAGCCCGGCGATAACGCCCAGCAGCTCGAACAAGGGTTCGAGTGCCTGAATCAGCGGTTCGAGCGCGTCGAGTACGACTGTGATAATTGGGGCAAGTGCCTCCAAAACTGCCCCAACAACCCCAATTGCGACACCAAGTTGTGTGCCCAATATACCGACCAAAAGCTCGATAACGGGCATAAGGGTATTAATAGCGTCAACTAGGAGAGGACCGAGCAATTCGAGAATTTCGGTCAAAGGTCCGACAAGAGGTTGAATCGCTGCCGCGACGATGCCGAGCAGCGGCGCGAGTGCCGTCAGGACAGAGCCGACGAGCTGCGAGAGCGGGCCGAGCAGCGGAGACACTGCGGAGAGAATGCCCGAAATGCCCGAGATGATCGGCGGCAACGCCGGAGCGATGTTCGATAGCACGGTGCCGAAGCTCGCGCCAACTTGGTTGAGCGCTTCGAAGAGCGTCACGAGCACGTCTTGCCCTTGTGCCGACGCCAGGAAATCGTCGAACACCTGCAACCCTTGACCGAACGCGCCGAGAATGTTGCCGCCCGTCTCCGACGCCGCTTGCCCGATCGAAAGGAAAATGCCGACAAGGGGCGACAGAATGTCGCCGATCTGCTGAAAGACAGCGAGCGCGTTCTCAACCCACGCGACAGCCTGCCCCGACGCGGCAGCTGTGGCGATGAAGTCTGCGAACTGCTGAATCATCGCAGCGAGACCGGTTCCAGCCTCCGCACCGCCGAAGGCTGTATTGATGGCTGTACCGAGATCAAGGAACGCCGTAAAGAGGTTCGCTACCGGTGTGGCGATCTGCGACAAGATACCGTTCAGAGTCTCGAAGCTGGACGTCACGAAGTCGATGCCGGACGCTGAACTAGCGACGTTCAGCAATCCTGCGACGAGGTCACCCGCGAATCCGGCCGCAGTACTCATACCCGTTGATAGCGGGCCGATCAAGGCATTAGCTGCTGCTTCGATGGCGTCGGCAAAGTCAGCGAAGAACGCATCTTGCACGCTGTCTTGCAGTGCTTGCAGCTCGGGGACGGCTGCGCGGAACGCTTCCGCTGCTGCCTGCGCGTTAGGCGACAGGTTCTCGATTGCGGCGTCGAAGGCTTCCGTGTCTTCGAAGGCCGCAGCCATAGCGTCACTGAATCCGGCCGTGGCGACTTGCAGTGTGCCGATTGCGGCAGCGCCGACGCCGACAACAGCCGGGAGTCCGGTGACAATCCCCACGGCGGGAGCGAGTGCCGCGCCGAGCTGAATCACAGCACCGGCTGCGGCTGCGGCAGCCGTTCCGAGTCCTACGAATCCGGCGACCGGAAGACGTACACCAGTGATCGACGACAGGAAGCGTGAGAACGTGCCTTCGCGGTCAATGTCAATATCGATCGCGAGACGCTTGCGGCCCACGCGGTCAATTTCGTCGCCGAGTTCGTCAACGTCGTCTTCGGCTTGTTCGAGTGCTCGGCCGAAGCGGTCGACGATTTCACCGGCAGCATTGCGCCACGTGACCGTCATACCTTCGGCCGTCATGTTCATCGTTCGCGTGAGACCTTCGGCAGCAGCCGTCATCTCATCTTCGATGGAGTCGCCGAGATCGGCGAATTGATCTTCGACGTCCCCAATCGCATTGCCGATCTGTCGGCTCATGTTCCGGGCAGCAGCGGACACACCAGCGGCAACGTTGCGGTTGAACGTCGAGAAGTCGGGTTCGATCTCGACGTATGCGCGGCCTAGTGCGTCGGACATGATTCCCCCAGTAGCAGCAGCTTCACACTACCGCGTCTTAATTAGCATTCATCACCCTACTTTGAGTGACTTAGCAACAATAAGCGCTTGACGCGTAGCGGTCTCGGCGTCGCCCCACCCGGCGGGGCGTGGCGGAAGCTTGCCCGTGCGGGTGGGCCGCGATTCCTGCGGTATCTCAGGTACCTCCGAAGGCTGTTCGGCGCTCTCCGTTGCTCTCAGAGCGTTTTTCCTGGTCAGAGCCATCTTCCGCAGGGTATCGGCCGTGACTTGCTGCGACATAGCGGCATCGAATTCCTGTTTCTTCTCTTTTGAGGCATTCCGCGTCGCGAAGTAATAGACCAGGTTCAGGCAGCGGTCCCACGGCAGTTCGAGCGGTGCAACCCCTTGCGAGGCGCACCATCCGTCGAACAAGGGCCACACTCCGTCTTGCGCGGCCCATGAGGCTAGGAATCCTGCGGCGGCGTATTGCCTTTTCCCAAACCTTCGCCGACGATCCACTGCGTGATGTCGATGAGTGTCATAGGGTCGATGGGAGTCGACTTGTCGTCACACGTCCCTTCAAGCAGCGGTTCGAACCGCTTCCAGGCGGCTTTGGTGAGGATCTTCTCATACACCGCCTTCAGCTCTTCGAACGCTTCCGCACGCTCGGCTCCGGCGTCTTCGCGCTTGTCGCCCATCTTCACGAACGTGCCTTGCAGCCGGAAGATGATCCCGGCCGCCACAGCGTTCTTCGTCTCGAACTTCTGTCCGTCGACCGTGAAATCGAGCTTGTTCTTTGCGGTTGTGAAATCCATGCGCACAGCGTAACACCGATTAAGCGAATTGCTGCATTCCGAGCCGAAGACCGTCACGTAGGAACGGGTTCGCTTCCATGTAGACGGTTCCCTCGTGTACGTAAATCGAGTACTCGACGTCGGTTCCGATGCGCGCGATGGGGATGCCGCTCCGGTAGTAGATGCGGATCTGAATCGAGTTGATCAGGTTGCCGGTGTCGATGCGCTGCGGCACTTCGCGAATGCGCTGCTTCGACGCCGCCTGCACGGCGAGCGCGCGCAGCTCAAGGTACCGTTCGAGCGGTCCGCCCGGGCGGGAAAGCCTGCGGATGTACCCTTCATTCACGTCTTGCGTGACGCGGACCGTCGCCATGTCGCTCCTTAGCTAACCTCGCACGGGTAGCAGCCGTTCTGAATCGTGACCGACACCGGCAGCGCCGAGCCCATACACGCGCCTTGCGGACCGACGAAGGTCTGCGTGCCGGTCGTGAAGTCCACATATAGCTTCGTCCCGTTCGGTAGCCGGTCGCGGATCGCCGACGACAAGCAGCAGATAACCCCAGCACGAACTGCCCACGCGTCTTCGCTCGCGCCGCGTGCCGCTGCTTCGAGTTCGTCGCACGTCGGCGGCGCGGTATTCGTACCTGTGGGCGCGCAGCGCAGGATCGTCACGACGTAGTTGAACACGAAGAGCGGCGGACCACACTCGCGCCGTCCCGGTGTCTCCGTGGCCGTACGCGCGAGCGTCGTTCCAGATGCCTCGTAGGCACTCTGCATAGCGACTGTGAGTTGTCCGCACTCGCAACTGTCCCACGCGATCTCGCCTGCCACGACGCACGCACGATCAGGCTCGCCGTCTGTGGTCGTAGCCAGCCGTTCAAGCACGCAGTCCTTGATGTGTACGCCGATGTCGTATCCGGCAAACGGATTCGCGTTGCTCTGACCCATTATGTGCCTACCCGTCGAGCGTGCTCGCCGTCGATGTCGAAGATAGTCGCGATTCCGGTATTTGATGGGTTTTTACGGTTCAGGAACAGGTCAGCCCAATACAGGCCGGTACGACCGGCAGAGAACGACTTCGCGTCGAAGAACACCTTCGTCACGCCTTGACGGGTGATCTGCTGAACCATGCTCTCAGGCAGCAGGCAGTCACCTGCGCCGACGCACCGCTTTACAATCTCCGTTGCGAGTTGTCCCGCTGCGAGCTGCCCGAGCCGGGGCACGGTCGTACCGTATTGCGCCGTAACCGACCACGTTCCGTCTTCGGTGTCGTCTAGGTTGAGATCATTGCAGCGCGGCCAGTCCTGCCCGTCGAGCCGCACGAGCAGCCGCCAGTCGTCTACCCGGTATGCCGTTGACGGCAGTATGACGCCGTCGACTTTCACTTGCGTCACGTTCGCGACGGGGTACGGGAGCGCAACTTCGGAGATCGACGAGCACGAGCAACCCGACGAGCATGAGCCGCACGCGATGTTGAACCACTTCCCGCCGACGAGCGCCGGAGCCGGGTACGGCCACGACATCCCGCCGACGTCATACCACCCGGTCGACGGAATCCACGGCCACGCAGGAAAGCAATCCTTCCGGCACGGCCGGAGCGTCATAGAGCAGAGACCGAACTGCTTCTTTGTGCCTTCCCATAGAATCTCTGTCGCGATCCACTCAGCTTCTTCGATCTCATCGGCCGTAGCTTCGGACGGGTAGTTCGTACAGAGCGTGGGCCACCGGGCACACGGTCCGGTGTCGAGCGCTTCGCCAACTGGAGTCCCCCCGTTTACGGGATTGATAACTGGCATTGATCCTCCTTACGGCGTAGCGAACTTCCCTGCGGCGACGAATGTCGCTTGTACGGGGTCGGATAGGTTCGTAGCTATGCGTGTAGCGGCAATGTAGCCGATGAGTGCTGCATCCAAGAGCATCGGATTCGGTACGAACGTACCTGCGCCAATCGCTGCAACAGCATTTGCAAGGCTGGAATAGGTGTTGCTTCCGTACTGGATGACAAGCTGATCGACGGCATTGTTTGCGGGAAACAGATACACGCGGTGGATGACTGACGTTCCGGCTCCGCCTCCAACAGGGGTCACAACGCCGCCTGGCGCATAGTTGGCAACGTCGAGCGTGTTGCGCAGCGCGCCGAAAGTAAGGCTCGTGCTAGTCACGTACCGAAACTGCGCTGGAGTCTGTGCCTGCGTGGTCGTAACGTGTGGGTCGTTCGTCTGCACCGGACCAACGAAGTGGTTGAACGCCTGAGAGAACACCTTCCCCGCTGAGTGGTTCAGCATGAGGTTCACACCGTTAGGTGTGATCACGTTTCCGCTGATGTTGAACGGCCCAAGCGACACCATGAGGTCTGATAGCTGGTTGGCCGGTTGCTGCATGATCACAGGCAACGACTGATCGACAGTGATAGCACCGCCGACTTGCCGTGTAAGTCCGATGCGGATGTGTGTACGGCGCTGCTCGTTCGTCGTCGGCGACGGTACTTGCGTGATCACCTGATTGACGTCCATAAGCCACGACGTCACCGTACGTGCGAGACTTCCGGCGTCCATCTCCAGACCAGTCACACCGGGAAAGTCAATACGTGTGATCGACGGATTGAACGGGTCCGCAGTGAAGTCGGTTATGTACCCGATGAACGGTGCAATGTCGATAGCGGACGAGCTGACCGCATTCGGAGTGATCGCACCCCCGGCCGCAATACCGCTCGACAACACCACTTGTTCAAGATCGGTCACTCCATTTTGCAGTGCCGCGAACTCCGTTGGGGTGACCGGTGTCAGTCCGACGCTGACACGAAAGCTTTCAGAGTCGGCGTGGAGCCAGTATTCCCCTTCTTCGGCGTAGAACGAAATCGAGCCAGTTGCATCGGTGGTCAACGGGTTTGGAAGCGGAATGGTGCCCGCTTGGTTTGCCCACAGCGGGGCGAAGATGTTGGAATTCAGCGGGAACACTCGCACAGCGACACCGGTTGCAAGTGCCCCGGTGGGGTACCAAAATTTATCGGTGTACTGAGCGATAACCACTATCCCGACCCTTCCGGCCGCTCCGGCACAACATCTTCGCGACGTCCCTGCTTTGGCACACGCAGCTTGCGAGCAACGTGGTACCCGCGAGTTCCATACGGCCCGAGCGGTGCGGACGTCCCGCCGACGTACCGGGCAACAGTTCGCGTCCCGCTCATGCGGACCGAACCCTTATCCCAGTCTACCGCCAGAGCAGACGTATCTTCGCCGATGAAGTGATGCGCTACGCGACCGTCCCCGTGCCCGATCAGCGAAGGGATGTTCCGGTGTTCGACGAGGCTCGGGAAGGTACACCACGTGCCCATGCGCTTGACGTCGATTGCGAAGCGGCCGATGCGCCGGTCATAGTTCGGGTAGTCCTGCACGTCGCACCACGGCAACATTTCGTCGATGATCGACGTCGGCGCAGTGATCGCGACTCCCCAATTCAGGGACGGCATTTCGATGAACGCGGCACCGGCCGCAGCGGCTTCGCGCACGACGCGCTCGACGCGCCCGGCGACGGGACGGCGCGTGCCAATGTACGGCGTGACGAGCACGTTCGGCGGGACGCGATCGAGCGCCTTTTCCATACCCGCGATGAGGTCGGCGCAGGGAAGCGCATCGTCTTGCACGACCATCCCCCAGTCCGCCGACTGGTCGATCGCTTCCCACGCGCGGCGGCCGGTGTCCCACCGATCGTTACGGCGATCCCAGATCACATCGTCGTCAGTGAGTCCTAGCCGTTCGACGAGATCGCCGACGTACTGCGCCCGCTTCTCGTGCGCCATGATCTTAACGGAGAGTCGCATTACCGTACCTTTTCGTATACGAAGAACGAAGCGAGACCTTCGCGAATCGGCGTCTCGACGGTCGTGAGTTCCCAGTCGGGGAACCGCTCGGCGATATCCGGCGTGAACTCGCGTCGGAAGACGTGCCGTGCCGTCCGGCCGCCTGCGTAATTCGTCGCATAGATCATCACGTACTTGTCGGCGCTCTGAAAGAGGTTCGCAAGGTACGAGAAGTAATCGACATCGTCGGGGAAGTGGAAGAGCACGTCGAGCGACAGCGCCAGGTCGAAGTGCGTTCGGGTGCCGGTGGCGTAGGCTTCGGGAGTATGGAAGAGGTAGCGTGGACCGACGAACCTCTCGCGCATCTTCGCCACGATCAGCGGCGATACATCGACCCCGATGTACTGCGCTTCGTGCAAGTCGACGAGTTCGAGTACTTGTCCGTCCCCGCATCCCCAATCGACGACGGTCTTCACATCGTGATCGGCGATGAACTTCGAGACGTATTCGGCCTTGTACGCGCCTTCGTCGCCTTCCGAGCCTGCACCTGAACTGCGCCCCTCGCGGTAGCGTCGTTCCCAATACCCGGCCGGTGTGTATTCGATCTGCTTCACTTCATGACTCCCGGTTTCCGCTCGCCGATGACGTCGCCTGCGGAAGCGATGGCGAGTCGTTCGCTCTTGAGCTTGTCTAGGTCGGTCAACTCGCCGGTGGCTTCGAGATCGCCAACAGCGAGCGCCACGCCCGGATTCTTCGTCACGCCGAAGTCGTCGAAGATGATCACCGCGTGCGGCGCGAGGTGACGCCGCCATGCGCGGAAGTCGGCTAGCACGGCTTCGCGCGAGTGGTCTCCGTCGATGTACAGCAGTCGCACCGGTGGGCCGTCGTACAGTTCAGCTGCGAGCGTCGTCAGCGACCGAATGACGCGCACGCCATCGCTCACTCCGGCCTTATCGAGCTGCGCCATGAAGTCTTCGAAGGCTGGACTTGGAAGTGTTGAGAGTACGGCCGCGCGCCACGCCGAGACCTCTTCCGACCACGCGTCGACCGCGTAGACGGGTGCATGGTAGTCGAGTGCTGCGCCGGTTGCGAGATAGCACGTCGACTTGCCACGGTACGAGCCAAGCTCGACGATTGCCTCATCGGCGGGAACGAGTGCCGCGAAGTTGTGCAGCAGCTCGCCCACGTCGCGTGAGATCAGCCCGTCCAGTTCGGCGAGTTCATCGAAGTTCAGCATGTTAGACCCTTCGGGCAGCTTGACGGACGTGCAGGACACGGCGTGTGTGGTCCCAGCTATGCACAGCGTAGACGTCCGGCCCGAAGTCCTCAGGCACCGTGCCGCGCTTGACGTCGATGTACGAGTACGGGAACCACGACCGTTGCGGTGCGATGTGACCGCCGTAGCGGTTCCACACCGGAGTGATGTACTGCGGTCCGCTGAGCTTGTTGGGACGCTTGCCCCGGAAGCGATGCACGTTCGCCGGAAGACCATCGACGAGCGTCTGCATGATCGAGTGTCCCGGGATCGCCCCTAGGTACGTGTTCCCGATCCATGTCCGATCCTCGTGCGCCGCGAACTCGCGATGCCCGGCAAGCGCCGGTTCGATGTTCCGCAGCGGGATCGTGTCGACGTCGGCATACATGCCTCCGAAGAGTGCGAGGACTTCATACCGCACGATGTCGGCGCGGAACTGCTCGACAGCGTCGCGCGGTACGATCCGTTCAGCCTGATCGTAAAGCGCGCGGTTATGAAGTCCGATTTCGTCGATCTCACGCTCTGTCCAGAGCTTCATATCCCAACCGGGATGCATGTCGGCCCACGCAGCGCAGTTTGCCGCGAGGTGATCAGGCATCGGCGGTCCGATCCATACCTGATGCAGAATCTTCGGAATGTACTGTTCGCTCATGTCACCTCGTCTATGACGAAGCGCCCGTGACCGGATGTCACGGGCGCTTCATAGGTCAGATGGAATTATCTTAGCGCATTAGCTGCCGATTTCGACAGCACCGCATCCGGCTTCGGGCGGTGGTGTCGTCGTGATCGCGAAAGCGTAGTGCTTGCCGGGACCCCACGCCGATACAGGCGTGTTCGACAGCCACGGGTTCCCGATGTCCCACAGCGGGTTAGCCGGACGCGTCTTCGACATGTAGGAGAACGTGAAGACATCGTTCGCGAACGTGAACTCTTGGATCTGAGCGTCGTACTCGTGCGGGAACGCCCAGTAAATCCAGCGCTGATTGCCTTCGGAGTCGCACGCGCCTTGCCCGGCGACCGGCTGCCATACCTCTTTGGAGAAGCGGGCGTTCAGCAGTCCGTCGCCGAACTGCACGCCGACGAAGTCGGTCGCAGACACGATCGGGTCTTCCCCCGTCACGAGGGCGATCAAGTCCACGTCGAGCGTGCAGAGGTTGACCGTCTGCTCGACCCAGTTCAGGAATCCCGGGTCCTGCTCGTTGACGCACGGTTCGCCGTTCGCCTTCCGCTGTAGGAACCGGGTTCCGGCTTCGTAGTTCGGCGCGTTCTGGATTTCGACAAAGGAATCGGTCGTGACCTGCGCCGATCCATCGCCGAATACCGGAGCGCCGCAGGCGTCAAGCAGCGTGAACCGCGCTACTTCCGCCTTGATCGGTGCTTCGCACACGGGCATTACAGTTCTCCGTTCAGAATCGGGATGGCGAATAGGCAGCAGTCCCAACCGAACACGTACGTACGCTCGGCGATCATGCCCAGCGTGTTTACGTTCCGGTCGAAGGATTCGGCAGGCCGGAACGAGTGCGGCTGCGGCTCGCGCATGTAGAACACTTCACCGGTCGCGTACATCCACGTCTGCCCCGCAGGGGGCACCGTTCCGTCTGGCCCCGTTCCGGGGTATTCGCCGATCACGACCTTCGATCCGACCGTCGTCGTGTACATGACACCACCGCGAGGTGCGATCAGATGATGGTCAGCCGCGAGCGACGCAAGTCGGATCGGCATGTGGATTGTCGCGACACCGGGATAGCAGCGCCGCATCGCGGCTTCGAGCATCCCTAGACCGACTTCGATCAACTGCGCGTCAGCGCTGACCACCGTGGCGGGAATCTGCAAGGTGTCACCGCCGTCGACCACTTCCGCATTCGCCCCGAGATGTGGATACGCATCAGTCACGCCTGCGCCCGCGACGATCCCGCCGTACCAGAAGATACGTTCGAGTTCGCGCTCTTCGGACCGGATGAGCGCCTGCTGATTCGTGGGACCCAGTTCCTCCCACTCCCCTACAGGCGCGCAGTCGGCACGGCTGTAAACCGTGATCGGCGTCGCGCCTCGCGAAGTCCACTCCCACGTTTCGCCCTTCGGCGGCGCTTCGGGAACTTCGTCGAGACGGAAGCAGTTGTCGTACGTTCCTGCCGTGTTCGGACAGAACGCCTGCCATTGCAGTCCCATACGCCACTGCGGGCCGGTGAGCTGCAATTCCGTCGTAGCAGGCGACAGCAGTCCGTACGCGGAAGGGGTGAACGGCAGAAAGCCGTTATCAAGCGGGAAACGCCCTCGTGCCACTACCGTTCACCTCCTTTCGTGCTGCTCACTGTCGTCACGGCTGCTTACGAGCCTGCGCAGGTGAACGTACGAGCGCCGATCTCACCCGACGGGCAGAGAGCGACGGTCACGACGCGGGACTCGTGTCCCGGCTTGAGGATGGCGAAGCAGTCTTCCGCCCACGCCGCCGTGTGGTCGTTCGTCGCGTTCAGCACGGAGTCGCGCGTAACGCCGAGATCGAGCGACATGGAGTTGCCGCGCACGAACGTGCCAGGTGCGTACAGCATGTAGTCGATCGTGTCCGGCCACTCCGTGAGCGCCGTCGCGCCGCCTGGCGTTGCGGTTCCGGGTGCGCCGGGCTCGCGTACCTGCCAGTCACCAACGAACTGCACGCGAGCACCGCGCAGGTTGAACCAGTCGGCAATCATGCCGTTGGTGACCCCGAAGACGTCGATGCCGTCGCGGTTCGCGAGGTCGGCGCGGATCACGGCGTTCGCCCACCGGGGGAGGACGACTTCGAGTACCGAGTCGGAGCACATGGAGTACTTCTCGCGGTAGTCGATGATCGACAGTTCGATCGACTGGAGCAGCGCCGACGTCGTCGCGCCAAGCAGGCCGGTGTGGTCGACGGGGATCGATGCCGAGATCGGGTCGCCCGATCCGCCACCGTTCAACATGATGTCGATGATCGCGGCGTTCGTCGCCTTCGCGCGGATCGCGAACACGAGGCGCAGCCAGTTCGCAATCAGTTCGGGGTATGCGTAGTCCACCAGGTTACCAGCGGTAACGCAGAATCCGAAGCAGTCGGCGCGACGGTCTACGAAAGTAGGACATTCTACGCGTACGCACGGTTTGAAGACGGAATCCGACGTCAGCGCGTCGATGTCGTCCTGCTCAGTCCATCCCCACACGATGTCGGGGATCGCGACGATGTCGCCGAAGCTCGGCGACGTCGGGTACTGCACGCCACCCCGGTTGAGGCCGACCGTAGGGAGGTCGATCATGCCGTCTTCGCAGACGATGTTGAAGAAATCGTAAGAGATTTCGCTTGGGGCGCACCATCCGCCTGCGGCCGTGAGGATGTCGACGTCGGTCGCGGCCGTCAGAACGGCGTTGATCTCTTGCGGCGTCGACTTCTCGTTCAGCGTGAAGTTGAATTCGCGCTGGAGCGCGGCGACGGGGTAGATGTTGGGGTCGCCGGTCTTCGAGACCGGGAGCATCCGAGCGCGCGCGTGCATGGCCTGCGCGAGTCCGTAGATGTTCTCGACGCGACCACCCTGCACGAAGCCGGGAACGTCTGCCGACGCCACGATCACGGCTTCGGAGCGTTCCTCGTGTACTCCGGCGTCGGGCGCGTACTTGGCGATCTCGCCGAGTCGCAGGCGGCGGTTCAGGTCGGTCTCTGGCTTGATCCAGTCGGCCGCGAACGCCTTCATGGTGTTAGCGGTCTCCGTCATGGCGAGCATTGCCGCGACGAGCGGCGTGTCTCCCTGAGCGGCGACGAGTTCCCCGGCCTGCTCTGCGTCTGCGTTCTCACCGTCTGCCGCGTCGGTGTTGTCCTCGTCGGCCTGCGCATCAGCGTCGGCAGCGGGTCGAACCGAGCTGCGCAGTTCAGCGGCGCGCGTCTCACGTGCAAGACGTTCGGTCTCGCGGTTGGTCGTGATGTCCTGAGCAGCCTTGATCTGCTTCCCGAGCGTTTCCAGTTCGGTCAACGACTCTTCGGTCAGCCCGGTGCCATCGCCGTACTTGTCGTCGAAGGCTTCGCCGAGCTTCGTCAGTAGCCCGGACAGCTCGGCGTCGTTCATCTCCGCCAGCCGAGCATTCAGCTCTTCGGTGCTCTCTGGCAGGTTGAACCCGCCTTCGCTGTTCTTAGGCATTTCATCCCTCTATGTATTCGGGTAGATACGCGGATCATACATCGATTCGAAGGCGTTAATTCCTGAAAACCTTCGAATCGACGGTTAGTTCTGCGCCGCAGGTGCGGGCGCTTTCTGCTGGGACTTCGCCGTGGTCACGACCACGCCGCCGCGCTCGCGGGCGATCCGGGCTTGATCCTCCGTCGAGAAATGGTTGATCGTGCCCTTTTTCTTGCTTCCGCAGTTGCAACCCATGTCAGTTCCCCCTTACTGCTGCAAGGTCCGCAGCGAGACTGTGTACGCGCGACACGCGGTCGCGCCCGATCGATGCCGCGATGCGCTCGGCTGCGGCGTCGGTGTTGAAGCTCATCGTTTGCGGCTCGACAATGCGGCCGAACCGCACCGGCACCGTGACGTGTTCGAGCTGTCCTGCCTTCATGCTCATGAAGGCGTTCGAGCGCTTCGGGAAGCCGGGCACCGGCACGAGCAGCGCTCCGGCAAGTTCACGCTTCCCGGGCTTCTCGCGATGCGGACCCCAGTCGCCGGAAAGCTGGCAGGCCATCATCCGGCGCACCTGGTCAGGCGTGACGTCCGGCAGCACCGCGCCGGAAATCCAGACGCCGCGCGAGTTCTCACCGACGCGCACGGTCGCTACGATCGAGCACGAATTGTCGTAGTGCTCGCGACGTGCTGCGCCCACGACGCGAGGCGACGCCACGGCGTGGCCGCAGTCCATCGTGATCGGGCCGGTTGCTACGCGGGTGTAGCTGCCGCGCCCGTCGTCGGCGAGCGTCACGCGGTTCATCCAAATGCCGTAGTCGACGTTGCCCATGGGCACCGTGACGCGCTTGTTCCGGATGCCACGGTGGGCGACGTTCTTCGGCGCGAGGTATCCGAAAATCCGCCCTTCGTCCGTGATCGTGATTGCACCGATCTCAGGTTCGTCGCTTGGCTCGTCGAACCATTCCACCGGCGGCAAGTCGGGGATCTCCATCGTGAACGACGAAGCCGTGAGCGGCATGTCGACAACGTCGGCTTCGACCGGCGTTCCCTCCGGCACCGGCTCATCGAGGTAAAGCCGTGCTTCGACGTACGCCGGGATGTCGACAAGCGTCGCGGCACGGATGCGCCCGGAGTGGTAAATACGCATCTCGGGCACCATGCAGGCGAGCGCCTGCATCTCGTCGACCGGTTCCTCTTCGAGTTCGCACGAATCCGGGAACACGTACTCCACGCTCAGTCCGGCCGGGTCCGAAGGATCGTCAGCATCGATCGACACACCCGCAAGGAATCCGGGATCATCTCGTGTGCCCATGAGGCGTGCCGCCTCTCGTCCCCACTGCGAATCGAGGTCGATCAGACCCGTTCCATGCAGTTCGTTCCCGCGCCGCGTGATCGTGTCGATGCGCCCGACAAGGGCGACCTTGTCGGTAGACATCCCGCCGTGCGCGCGCTCGTACATCCAACCGAGCGGAATCTCAAGCGACGTCGTCTCGCCGACTTCCGGCCACGTGAGCGAGCCCGACGCGAACTGTCGACCGTCGCCGGTTGGCATCCCTTCGACGACGAGCACGCCCGACCACGGCACGACATTCCGAGTCGACATGCCGACAGTGCTTGGCAGCGTATCGGCAGCGTCTCCTGACTCCGACGCGTACAGCGCGGCAGCCTGCGCTTCGGCTTCTTCGCGCGTGGCGTGGCAGCCTTCGAGTTCGTTGTCTTCATCCTTCACGACGGCGAATTCGCCAGCGTCGCAACGCTCGTCGCCTTCGACAATCGACCACGGCATTTGTGATTCCTCAATCTGGTAAGCGGCGGCGTTCAGGGTTACGGTGCCCGTTGACGCCGTGTTGAGTGCATCGACGTCGATGATCGTGATCGTCGTGCAGCGGCAGTTGATCACTTCGCCCGGTGGTCCGGCCGGATCGCCCGGGAAGTCGAGCGACGCACCACCGACCGTGAAGGGTTCGTTCAGTCCGACTGTCTGCCCGTCCGCATCGACATGCGTCGGGCGCGTGCGCGCGTCTTCGGCCGCCTGCCAACGGCGCGCGAATGCGCTCGGCGCGTTGAACGCGGCGGCCGTGCGGCGCACGCTCGCGGCGTTCACGGTGTTGCGCGCGCCGTGCGACTCCGTGCGCGCGATCACGCGCGCGCGCGGTTCCGTGACTCCGGCCGCCGCGCTCACGCGCTGCGCGATCGTCGGGATGTCCTCACCGGCCGCGAGCCCTTCGGCGATGGCAGTGCGCGCGTTGAACCACAGCTCATTACCGATGCCGACGAGCCGGTTCTTCGCCTGCGCTAGGTACCGCTGCGTGTCGAGCGGTTCGTTCAGGAAAGGCAGGTCGCCGAGCGCCGACGTGAGCGCGCGCGCCGCCTCGTCGCCCGCCTCCGACATCGACAGCGTGAGCGCCGGGAGTAGCGTCGCGTCTACATACTCGTTCCACAGCGCCGTGATGAGGTCGACCACGGCCGCCGAGAGCGTCGACAAGTTGTTGTGTTCGACTTCTTCGGCCGCTGCCGCGACAACTAGCACAAGTCCGGCCGCTACTAGCGCTTCGTACTCTTCGGCCGCCGCTTCGAGTTCTTCGAGCGACTGCGGTTCGAGTTCAGCCACGCCCCACCCCCGTCAGCAGTCGGCGAGCGCGCTCGGCGACGTCTTCCGGTGGCGGCGCGTCGATCCCGCCTTCTTGCGTCTCCGTTGTGTCAGGGTCGCCGGTCTCGACGGTCTCGTTATTGCGGTTGTCGTCTTCAGTGGCGACGACTTCGGTCGTGACCGTGAGCCGGTGCTTCAGTTCGATGATCCGCTCTAGTTCGGCTTCGTCCGGCTGGTCGCTCTCCGAGAATCCGAGTTCGCGCAGCAGCGCCGGGCCGGACAGCTCGCCACGGTCGTACGCTTCGAGCGCGACTTGCGACCGGTCGGGGCGCATAACGATCTCGCTCGGGTCATACCAGATCACCGCACGGCCGCCGCGCGGTCCGGTCAGCGCCCGGCCTTCGGCGAGCAGCGTCGGGTATAGGAACCCTTCGGTGTAGGCGTGGCAGATCATTTCCATGTCGGGCGTGATGTGCACCTTGATGCCCGACTCTTCGATCTGCGCCGCGCCCCAATGGTTCATGTCGCCGAGCCCCGTCAACTGCTCGGCGGGGATGTCGAGCGCCGTCGCGAGGCGCGTCACGGCCGCCCGGCGCTGATCGAGCATCCTCTCAGAGAACGGGTTCGACAGGTCGATCACGTGAATGAGATCGGAAATCTTCACGTCCGAGTCGCCGAGATCGGCACCGATCGGAATCTTGATCGTGGCCTGCGCGCTCGTCGGGTCGGCGACGCCTTTCGAACCGACATCGACGAGGACTTGCGCGAACGGGTCGACCGACTCGGCGCTCACGGGAGTGGGCAGCTCGGGGAAGCTCAGCTTCCCCCGGTCGTACAGGATCACGCCGTTCGCAGCCATGCGCGAGATGGTCTCGGCGATGATCCGGCGATTGATGAGGTCGAGTTCCTTCATCGCGCCGAGCGCGTACGCCGCGCGCGAGGTTGCCCGCCATCCCCACCGGGGATGCGGACGCCAAAAGCGCACGACTAGCGTGTCTTCGGGAAGGACTTCCCACGAACGCGAGCTTTCGCCGACGCGAATCTGATACTCGCCGTTGCGAATCCGCAGCTCGTCGGCGCTGTACACCTTCCACGTACGTTCGCCGAAGACGTCTTCCACGCCACATAGCCAGCCTTCGCCGGGCACGTTCAGGTGAATCGCGGTCTCGCCGAGAATCTGCGACTGTCCGCCGATGCCTCCGGCGAACTCGGCGACGAGATCGGCGATCGGCCCTTCCGTGATCGGAATCGGCTCGTCGCCTCCCGGCATGAACTCGGCAGCGATGAGCCGAACGCGGCTGATCGCGTTCGCCTTCCAGTTCACCGCTGCCGAGAACTCTTCGAGCCGCTGATAGTAATCCCAGAGCTGATCTTGCTCCGACGTGTACTCGGGATCGTGCATCCGGCGCGGCGGAATGACAGCAGCGGACGCCGTCACGCTGTTGAACGCCGGTAGCCGCATGGTCGCCCCTAGTCTGAATCGATGCGCCCGATCAAGCCGACGATGGTCGACGTCGCGAGCCACAGCAACGCGAACATAAGGTAATCGAGCCCGTACGCCACCGATACTAGCAACGATCCGGCTCCCGATACCCAGAATCCAAGGCACCACGGGCACGAGAGCAGGTACGCCAGCTTCGAATTGAACTTCTCGGATTCGATCGCGTCGAACTCTTCAGGCGATCCCGGCCGCGTGTGCTTGCGAATCCAGCGCAGTTCGAGCCAATCGCGGAACCGGCCGAAGACCGGTTCCGCGATCGTGTCCTTCACGACGAAGCGCGTCACGCGGTAGCAGGCGAGCGCGAGCACGACGACGAGCACGACGTCATTCATCGGCGTCGGGTCCCTTGCGCTTAGGCCATGCCTTCACGGTGGCGAGCACGAGCGCGCCGAAGGGGATCGCAGCCGCGAGCACGGCTTGCCACAACGCGACTTCGTTGATCTCGGCATCGACGTAGTACAGAACGAGCGCGAGCACAGCCATGCCGAAGACGTAGACGGTCGTGCGCGGGCCGCTCGTGTTGGGATCGGTGTTCATGTCGAGCCTCCCTTGTTACAGGCCGAGCAGCTTGTTCCACGTGATCGGACCGACGATGCCGTCTACGGGCTTCGCGTACTTCCCTTGGAACGAGCGCACTGCGGCGTCGGTCTTCGGACCGAAGACGCCGTCAACGGCGACCTTGTATCCCCATGCGATGAGCAGACCTTGCAGCATCCGAACCCGGCTGCCCTTGTTCCCGCGCTCGATCGTCGGCATCTTGTCTCCCAACTTCGTTCCGGTGCTCGGCTTCGACGGCTTCGCCGGAGGCGGCGCGCCGTCGCCCATCGACGCGATGCGCCACGACGTCGAGCCGTTGTCGTAGTTCGTGGTGCTCCGGCCGTCCGGACCGTTGCCGACCGACGCGTGCGCGTGACCTTTGTGCTTGTTCGGCCCGTTGTAGTCCTGCGGTGCGAAGCCGTTCTTCCGCTGGTAGATGACTTCGTTATAGATCACGTACCGCAGATTCGGGTGCGGGTTCGCGATCAGGTGCGCGACGAACTTCGCGAGGTTCAACCCGCCATCGTCGAGCACGTCGATCGCGCACACGACGCCGGAACCGTTCGGGTTGTGGTCGGAGTATCCGGCCTGGTGATCCTCGTCGCCGATGTCCCATACGGTCGTCCCGGGATACGCGCTCTTGATCTCGCTTTCGAGCCGGGCGAGACTCTTCGCGAGACGCCAGCTAGCCACCGGCCTTCATCTCCTCGCTACGGGCGACGCAGGCGTTCGCGCTCATCGCCGCTTCGTCGAGATGCGTGTGCATCATCGCCTTCTCGCGCGGCCGGTCGTCGGGAAGCAGCTCGTCGAGCCGCTGCGAAACCTCGTTCAGCAGCTCGCGAACCGTCTCGTGCGCCGCGATCGTCTTCGCGTTCTGTGGCGGGTGGTACGCGAATCGGTGTGCGATTTCTTCATTCATAGCGCGAATGTAACATAATAAATCCGGACGGTAATCCGAAAGAGCACGCCGAAGCCCCGGACTTTCGGGCAGTCCGGGGCGGAAATCGGGCGGATTGTTAGGCCGCGCGGCCGAGCAGTTCGACGCGCCGGATCGTCTTCAGGGCTCGGCGCGAGGCACGTCCCTTCGCCACGGCGAGCGAGTGCGGCGTCACGGCGTACGTGCCGTACGCCATCTTCGTCAGCTTCGGCTTGTGGGCGACGATGATGTTCGCCGACCAGTACCACTTACCGCCGATCTCGTGCACCTGAAGGTACGCGCGGCCGGTGCGGTCGGTCGTCGTGACCTCTGCGATGTAGCGCACCCGAACTTCGCCGGTCCACTCGTTCAGCTCTTCGAGCTTCGTCCACTTCATCGTTTCGTCATCTCGTCGTGTCCTTCGAGCCTATCGCGCCGGAGCGCTGCGAGCGCGTCGGACGCCTACAAAATTTTTCGTCGAGCTTTGTAGGGTCCCGCACCTGCATTGCGCTGCAACTCTGATAGTATTCAGGGACCGACACGACGACAGACGAAGGATGAAACGATGAACGCTCAGGCACTCACCACGATCAACGTTCTGACCACCCGCCGCAACCTTGCGGCTCGGAAGCTCGCGCAGCTCGGCGACGCCGTCGCGGCCGACGTCCGCTCGCAGCTTCAGACCTTCATCATCGGAGCCGACGCGCGCGCCCGCTCGCTCGGCGCGAAGCTCGTCGCGATGCCCGGCCGCCCCGGGGCCGTGATCGCCGACGTGTTCCTGTCGATGGTTGCCGACGACTAACCTGCTCGACACCGTGAGCCCGTCCCTTCGGGGGCGGGCTCATCGGCGTGGAACGAGGCTCGTCGGGATGCCGGACGGGAAGCCCGGGATGAACGAGTTCGGGAACACGGCACCCGGACCGGCGATGCCTCCCGTGAGATCGGCGGCGTCGAACGCCTGCCGGGAGTCGGTCACGGGCGGAATCCAAATGCCGTCGAAGAAGGCGAGCAGCAGCGCGTCGGCGATGTCGGGGGAGCGGCCGAGCCGTTCCTTCACATCCTCCTTCGGCTCGACGAGGATGCGCCCCTTGTACTCCGTGAAGCGCGGCATCGTCAGCTCGGCGATAGCGTCGTCGTCGAGCTTCGCCAGCGACCACGCGCCGTCGCGCGACAGCTCGCGGCCGTGCCACCAGGCTTCGGCGCGCACGTTGTAGAACCGCTTCGGGAAGTTCGACTTGTCGGAGAACTTGACGCTCTCGATCGCGACGCCATCGCCGCGCAGTTCCTTCCGCAGCAGTCCGGCGAGTCCCCACCCGACGCCGATCGTGTCGACGTTGACGCGCGAGAGTCCCCATCGGCGGATCACGTCGGCGAGCCGGTCGGCCGCCGCGACGGGGTCGCGTTCCTTGAACGACTCGATCCGGCCGACCGCGTCGTTCACGCGCTCGACGAGCACCGTGCGGTCGCCACCGGCACCGATGTCGAGCCCACCCACGCGCACGGGGTCGGCGTCGTAGGCCGGTTCGAGGTAGCGGCACGCGGCGGCGTGCACTTCGGAGATGACCCGCCACGGGTCGGCCGCGCCCGTGGGGAAGTGCCCGAGAACCTTCGCCTGATACAGCGCCGACTCTTCGCCCCATTCGGCGCGCCGGTCTTCCGCCCACTCCGGCGAGATCAGATAGTCGAGCAGTTCGGCCGGAACGGCTTCGCCCGTGAGCGCCGGAGCGTGCTCGATCCCGATGTGAATGACGTTGTACGGGCTCGACGCCTTGCACGCCGTCGCGAGAGGCGAGTGCGGCAGGTCGGGGTTCCCGATCGCGAGGATGCGAGAGAGTCGGTTCGACGCGATTGACTCGGCCGCCTCCCAAATCTTCGTGTCGACGCCGGAAGCCTCGTCGAGAATGACGAGCACGTACTTCGAGTGCACACCCTGAAACGCGGCTTCGTTGTCCTTCGACGTGGTGCGGCCGAAGGCTACAAGCTCTTCGCCTCCGGCGTCGTTCGGGATGTACCACTCTGTGAGGTTCACGCGGCCGAAGAGTCCGGCGCGGCCGTGCAGGCGGCCGATTTCACGCCAGAGCAGCGCCTTCACCTGCGGCGCGGTCGGCGCAGTCGAGAGCACGAAGGCTTCGCCGGGCTTGTGCGCGGCGATCCACCACGCCGCAGTCACGGCCGCTGTGAATGTCTTGCCGACGTTGTGGCACGAGTGCACGGCCGTGCGCCGATTGTCGCGCACGCTCTCGATCACGGCGCGCTGCTTCGACCACAGGTGCACCCCGGCCTCGTCGGTCGCCCATCGCACGGGATCGGCGGCGTAGTCGATCTTCGCGCGCTCGGCGTCGTCGAGCGCGGCGATGATCTCTGTCGCGAGGTCCGGCGTTTCGGGCGTGTGCATACCGTGAGTATACGAAAACGGCCGCCCGAAGGCGGCCGTTCATGGTGGCACTACAGGACGGGGTTCGGCGACTTCGAGCGGTTCCGCGCCTTCGCCTTGACGCTCGGGCGGCGCTGCCGGGAGGCGTACCACGCCTTGAGCGCATCGTACTCGAAGACGTATTGCGCCCGGCTCTTGTTCGCCGCGCGCCACGTCGCGTCCGTCTCGATCTTGAGCCTGATCAGGCGCGGGTCCGCTGACTTGTTCGACAACATGAGCATGTTGCGGAAGTGGTCGCGGGTGTAGCCGAAGCAGTCGGCCGCCTGGTCGGCCGTGAGCAGGTCGCCGGACTCGTACACCGTGATCGTCTTCATCGTGTGTCCTCTCATCGTGTTCTAGTAGTGGTACGGATCGTCGGTGATCCGGGGAAGCTGTGTCGTGTCGTCGTTCGGTGTGTCGTCTTCGGGCTCGTCGAAGTCGAACGCCTTCGCGCCGATATGCACGGCGACGAAGGGACCAACCCCGGCGACGACGATCGTCGCCGCGACGAGCACCGCGTTCAGTGCGTTCATGGTCCTACCTTGAGCAGTGTCTCGGCGAGCGCGATCAGTGCGAGCGCCGAGCACATCATCACTGCGCCGACGATCACGAACATCAGGCCGACGCGCTTCGGGTCGAGCTTCACGCCGTGTCGGGTCCGAACATCGACGTCATGATGTCGTCGCGACGGCCGTTGGCGTGCTGTGCGACCTCGTCGGCGAAGCCTTCGAGACTGCGGATCGCCCGGATCGCGAGCGGTGCGTTCCGCAGCAGCGCGAGCGCGGCCTTCTCGGCGTCGGCGACTTGCTCTTTCGTCGCGTCCTTCATCTGCCCGATCTCGATCTGCGCCGCGAGCGTTTCGACGCCTGCGGCGAAGCTCTTCACTTCGAGCGCTCGCAGGGTCGGCGTGTACTCGATCGTCTTCTCTGTCATGCGTCCATCTCCCTATCCGAATACGAGCAGGCCACCGACGAGCACGACGGCGACGCCGAGCAGCAGTACCACAATGAACACGATTCCGGCGACGATGTCGCGCCGCAGCGCGTCGGCCTTCGGTGCGCGCTTCGTGCGGTAGACAGCGCCGGAGGGCTCGCGGTACGCGAGCTTCGCTCGGCGGTTCGTCGGGTTCATGGTCGTCATTGTTTCATCCTGTCCCGCATCGGTCGGTGCCCTACGTGGCGGGGCACCGACCTTGCGGAAGCTGTTAGTTCATGGTCTCGACGTCGATCACGGTCGCGAAGAAGCCGAGCTTCTTCGCCCACAGCTTCGCAACCTTGCCGAGCGTCTTCGCGCGGATCGTGTGGTTCCCGTCGCGCAGGACCCACCGGCCGCGCTCACGCGTGACCCGTCCGCCGATCGAGTCGACGTCGAAGGCGGCCGTCGCGATGGCTTCGTGCGTGCTGTACTTCGTGATCGCGATCTGCCCCTGCGAGCCGGTCGGCGCGACGTACTCGCCGAGAGCGGCGTCGAGCAGTTCCCCGGCTTCGGCGTCGGCCGCCGCGCGCTCAGCGATGATACGAGCGTCAGCCACGTCTTCGGCGGTCGTCTCGGCGGCAGCGAGTTCTTCCGCTGCGGCCGTCTCGAAAGCCTTGATCGCCGCGATGAGTTCTGATTTCTTCATCGTCGAGCGTCCGACGACGTTGCACTGCGCGGCGAGCTTGCGGAGTTCGGAGACGGTCATCTCGTTCAGGTTCATCGTTCGTCCTATCATCTGTCGTCGTTCTTGCTGGTAGAAGAAATCTAGCATGGCATCGGGGGACCCTGCAAGGGGGTCCCCCGATTTATTTCAGAGCGTGTGTCTTCGCAGGTCAGAGCACACTCGGCGTGGCTCCGGACTGCCCTTGGTAGTGGCTCCCGAGATCGGGGGAACCGTACGGCCGCTCAGAACGGCTCACGCAGCGCAAGTACGTGATCTGACACAACCGTTCGCCCACCGGCAGACGCAGCGTCTCCGTCTGCGTGAGGTTCTTCAATTCGAGCGTGATCGTGCCCCGGAAGCCGGGATCAACGAACCCGGCCGTAGCGTGCACGAGCAGCCCTTTCCGACCCCACGACGACCGCCCTTCGACCCGGGCGGCGTAGCCGTTCGGAACGTACACAGCCTCGCGCGTGGTCGTGAGGATGAACTCGCCTGGTGCCAGCGCGTACGCCGCGCCGTCGTCGAGCACGTGTTTCACACCGCCCGCGATGAACTCAGCCCCTAGCGTGAGATCGACGCTCGCCGGTTGCAAGTGGTCGATCTCCCATGGTTCGACGATCCCGTGCCGTCGCTGCAAGTCCCATAGATCGATGTCGGCTAGGATCACCGGCCGTTCTCCGGCCGCGTGCCGTACTTCTTCGCGAAGGGGTTTCCCTTCGTCGTTTGGTCGCGCACCTTCTCGGTTTCCGGGTCGCGTGGCGTCGGCCGTGACCCGATCGGGCGCTGCTGTCCTGCCATGTTCAGTCCTCCGTGGTTTCGCAGTCGGCGCAGCGCTGTGCACCGATCTCGGTTCGGTTGTAACAGTCGTCAGCGCCGCAGCACAGCACGGCTGCGCACAGCGTTAGGTATTGCTCGTTCATTTCTTCGGCATCTTCCGTCGAGCAGCCGTCGCCGGTGATCGCTGCGGACTGTGCCGCACGAGCTTGCACCTGCGCCGCGTGGATAACGTCTTCGATCTCTTCCGGCAGCTCGGGCAGAAACGGCACGATCTCGGCGGGCGCGTGGTGCGCCGGGTCCCGGTAGCCGTGCTGATTCTCGAAGCGCTGTGCGCCGCCAAAGGCCCCGTTCCGGTTCTTGTACACGAACCGCTTGATCGGCCGTTCGCTCGGCCGGTCGCCCCGGTGCTGCACGCTCAGCTCGGCGCGCCCGTCGTTGTAGTTGATCAGCGTGTACTGAAACGCGGCGCTGCGCGCCTGCTGAATGTTGATCTGCTTCGGATGCAGGTTCCACACGAGTTGCATCGTCTGTCCTTTCGTCGTGTTATCGATGAGAAAATTTTATCACGAGCCGATCGAGCCCACGGTACCGGCCTTGAGCTGGGTATACGCCGAAGATGGATACCCGGTTGCGGAACGGTGAATATCAAGTACCATAGACTACATGACAATACGGAAGTTTGTACGGTGGAATCTTGACGACCTCGTGAATCAGGTGCGCTCTGTCTGCGAGATCGACGAACGCGGATGCTGGCTATGGGCGTATCGAGATGGCGACGCCGAGCGGTACCCAGAGATCATGATCAACCGAAAGCGGCAGAACGTCTCTCGCATGATCTTGGAATCGACAACCGGCGTAAGCGGGGAAGTCGCTCGACACACCTGCGACCGTCCGCGCTGCTGCAATCCCGATCATCTGCTGTGGGGTAGTTACGCGGACAACTCTAAAGATGCCGTAGAGCGCAACCGTATGGCGCGCGGAGATCAGAACCCGTCGAGACTTCGGCCGGAACGACTCGCGCGCGGAGAGGATCACGGGCGTTCGGTGCTCACTGAGCAGCAAGTTCACGATATTCGTGCACAACATTCTCAAGGCATATCGGGATACGCACTCGCGAAGCAGTACAACGTAACCAAGCGGACCATTTCACAGATCGTGCGACGGGAGACGTGGCGACACATCTAACGTGCAGACGCTCGAAGCCGGGCGCGACGGCCGGTGGCCGTGGGAGCAGTAAGGGCTTAGGGCCGATCCTTCGGGGTCGGCCCTTCGTGCTACTCTGATAGAAATCGACACCGACGAAAGGACACACGATGATGAAGTGCAACGGCTGCGGGGAACACTGCCCCGGCTGCAACCGGCCCGCGCCTGCTCCGGCTCCGGCTCCGAAGGTCACCTATGCCGAAGCTTAAGCCGAAGACGTACAAGGCTCCGTACAACGCGAAGGGCGACTTGCAGCACTACCCGTCGTCATGGTGGGTTGTCCACTCGCCGACCGGTGAGCGCGAGCTGAGCGGGCCGTACTGGCGCACGCCGAGCCCGTTCCGCGCCGTGCTCGTGTACGAGGGGGTACGCCCGGGGCCAGAGCGCCGCCTACTTCATGTGGCGACACGCGACCACCGGCACGCGGTACCCGATGTTCATGACCGATCTCGACGAGATGTTGCGGACGCGAACCATTCCGCACGTCGGCGTGCACGCGACGTGGATCGAGTGCAAACGCGGCTCGAACTACGGCATCCGCGTCGCCACGGCCGCCGAGATCGAAGCGTGTCGGCTAGCCGACAGCGCGGCTGCCTGATCTCGGCTACGCTCGGGGTATGACGTTTTTCTATGACTATCCCGGATGGAGCGTCGAGACGACGCACGACATCGCCGAAGACACGCCGTGCGCCGACGCGATCGAACCGACAATCAAGATGGCGGAAGACTGGAGTTCGACAGCACATCAACACCAGTTCACCGACGAGAACGGCAGCGTGCACACGATCGTCGTTCGGCAGGTCGTAGCTCCGTAAGAGGGTCCCGGCCGCGAGGCCGGGACCGACAACAGACGAAAGGACGACATGAACACCGACTTCATTCTCTACTTCACGGCAGCGGCGACGTGTCTGCTGATTGCCCACCCTATCGGCGACTACTTCGTGCAGACGGACCATCAGACGCAGCACAAGGGGCTGCGCGGGGCGCACGTCGCCGAAGGCCGATGGAACTGCGCGAAGCACGCCATTACGTACACGCTGACGCAAGCAGCCGTGATGTTCACGGTCTTCGGCTTCGCCGGATACGACGGGCCGTACGGCCTTGTCGGCGTGATGCTCGGCCTGAACGGCTTCACGCACTACGCCATCGACCGGCGATGGACGCTCGAAGCCTTCGCCCGCAACATCATGCGCAAGGGCGGGTGGATCGACAACGATCCGGGCGCGCTCGCCACGATCGACCAGGCGGCGCACCTCGCGCTGTTCTTGCCGGTAGCACTCGGCATCGCCGCAATCTCAATCTAGGGAGCCGGACCCTTCGGGGTCCGGCTTTCGTCGACCCCTAAGTGTTACCGCGAACCCTACAAAAATAAGTTCAATTATTTATGTCAGAGTCACTAGACAGCGTCCCCGAACCGGGATAGGCTTCAGGGACAAGCACGACGACGACGAGACGATAGGACGAGACGATGGCTTTCAAGTACGAATGCGAGCACAGCGCGAAGACCGGACTCAAGGCGTTCCACAGCTCCGGCAACGGGAAGCCGCGAGCGCGCAAGTGCAAGTACTGCGGAGGCGGATTCTACATCGAATCCGGCAAGTGGGGCGTGTTCGTGTGGGGCGCTGGCACCCGAAGCTATCGACGCGAAGACGCTGTGAAGCTCTTCGAGCGCGAGCAGACGGCCGAAGACTTCGCGTATGCGAACGCTGACAAGAATTACTGTGTCCGTTGGGTGTGGGAGTCTTCCGACTATCGCGCCGCCGGTGCGAAGGCGTAAGTGCTACCCCGGGGCGCAAGCCCCGGGGAACTCTGATAATATTCAAGTACCGACGATAGGATGAGAACATGGAAATCAAGATCAGCCTCACGCTCAGCATGAACGACGAACAGATGCACGCGTGGGCGGATGAGTACGGGCTCGACATGGGCGAAGTGTCGTCTGATGCCACGGGGCACATCAGCGAGATCGTACACGCGACCATCAAGAACATCCCGCACGTGCAGGACTTCACGCGCGTCACCGGATTCATGGTGAAGTGATGATCTTTTGGCGGCACTTTCTCATCGCCTGCGTGTTCCTTGCAGGCGTGTTCATCATCGCGGCCGTACTCGGGCTCGCGTACGGGGGACAGTGATGTACCCGCCCGGATACTGGACGCTGGTGCTCATCTACACAGCGATATTCGCTGTGCTATTCATCGGCGGATACCTGCTCGTTTCGTGGCTGACGTAGAACCTGCCTGCGATACTCCGGCTTCGGCCGGAGTATCCAGGGGAGGGGCTACCTCCGATCATCCGACGAAGGGACGAAATGACTTACTCACACAAGGTGATCGACGGCGTCGTATACGTCTGGTCGATCTTCGACAACGCTTGGGTCACTCTCGATTACTGGGAGTACATCAATGGACGAAAGGGCAAGTGATGGGAACTTCCGGAAACATGGCATTCGTGATCGACGGCGAAACGAAAGCGGGATACGTTCATTGGGATGCGTACCCGTCCGGACTCGGCGCTGACGTGCTCGAATGGCTGCGCGAAAACTACGCAAAGCCCGAGACGTATGCAGCCGTGCAGGCGCTCAAGGTGGTTACGGACGACGCGCCGCAACCTACGCCCGATGAGATCGATGATCTCGTGCAGTACTCGAACCTGAACGTGAGCGAAAAGCGGATTACCGATTGGTACTGCCTCCTGCGCGAGTGCCAAGGGAACCCGGAACTCACGCTTCAGTCCGGCTACATCTACGGCGCGCACCGCGTCGAGAAGTATCGACTTGGCTATTTCGGCGAATACACATACGTCGCCGACTTCGACGCGAAAGAATTCAGCGCCGAGGGCTACGGCAAGTCGCTCGGTCGCTGGTCGTTCGACGCGCTGCCCACCCGCGACGAGTTCCTGAAGCTCACCGAGAACGACGAAGACGAGGACTGATCATGCCGAACGACGATTACGAAGACGCCTACACCTGCGGTTCCTGCGGCGAGCGCGTCGAAGACTGCGAAGAGATGCAGCGTCACGAACACGGGAAGGGCAAGTAATGAAGGCGAAGCAGACACGCGCACAGCGCGCCGCGCTCAAGGCGCGCGGGATCAAGCCGGGCAAGCGCACCGCGTCGAACCCGCACGGGCAGGCGTCGGGAGGCTGGTCGCCGTTCGCGGCGTCGCCCGCTCCGGCCCGGATGGAACCGGTCGACGACGTCGAGTACGAGGCGTTCGACCGGGTCAAGCGCGGGTGGTTCACGAACAAGCCGAAGGGGCAGTGATGGCGCGGCGTCGGAAGCGTGAGTACTACGTCGTGTGCAAGTACGCCGACCCCATCGACGGGAGCGAGCACGTCTCGTGCACCGACGTCACGGTGTACGGCAAGCTCGACGCGTCGAAGATGGTCGAAGTCATGGACGTGTGCGCCGAGAAGTTCGGCGTCGAACGGGCGAAGCTGGTCGTGACCTTCTTCGCGGAACTGGAGAGCTGAGACATGGGAACCCACAAGCCGGGACGTCCGTCGACCGCGAAGGCGTCCGAGACGCGCCGCGATACCCGCACCGGGAACCGCGAGACGCGCGTGCAGGACGCGGAAAAGCAGATGGAGCGCAAGCCGTTCGAGAACGGTGGTTAGACCGGAGCCCCGGCCCCTTGCGGGTCGGGGCTCTCGTGTATTATCATCATAGTTGCAAGTCAGACGACAGACGATAGGATGACACCATGGCGTACCGTTACGAATGCCAACTCAAAGACCGCAACGGTTCCGGGCACAGTTCGTTCCACTCCAAGGGGACCGGCAAGCCTCGCGGCACGAAGTGCAGTTACTGCGGAGGAGGTCTCCTCGTAGAGCGCGGCAAGTGGGGCGTGTTCGTGTGGGACGGCAGGGGTAACTACCGGGCCGAAGACGCCGTGAAGGTCTGCAACACAGTAGCGCAGGCCGACAAGCTGGTGTATTCCGATGAAGGCGCGGCGGCGAACTGGTGTGTCCGATGGATCGGCGAGGCTATGGAAGCGGTCACGCCTGGCGCGCGTACCTCCCTCTAATCACACAAGACGACAGACGATAGGACGACACGATGAATCTCGAAGACGCCGAAAACCTCGCGCTCACGCTCATGGAAGACAACCGACTCGGAAGCTGGCACTTCCGCTTCGACAACGCGAAGCGCCGGTGTGGTGCGTGCTTCCACGGGAAGCACACGATCACGCTCTCTCGGCACTTCGTGCAGCTCAACAGCGAGGCTGAAGTGCGAGACACGATCCTGCACGAGATCGCCCACGCGTGGGTGGGTGCGGCGGCCGGGCACGGCGTGCATTGGCAGCGCGCAGCGATGCAGCTCGGCGCGCGGCCGGAACGGTGCGCGACGAACGTCGACATGCCCGAAGGCGGCGTTGAAGGCGTGTGCGCGCCGGACTGCACGGTTCGCCACACTCGGCACCGGATGCCGCCGAAGCGGCTCGCGAACGCCTACCAGTGCAACCGGTGCTATACGCCGGTCACGTGGGTTCGCGTGAAGTGAGGCAAGCCCCGGTCTATGCAGGCCGGGGCTTTTCTGTTAGAGTTGCAGGACACAGACGAAAGGACGATACGATGAGCACGCCCATCACTGACAAGCGCGGCCGGACCGTGCACCTCTCGGCGCTCGGGTTCAAGCCCTTGTGCAAGCCCGGGACGCGCGTCGTGTTCCATGCGACGCTGATCGGCAAGGCCGGAACGAGGCTGTGCGAGACCTGCGCCGAGCGTGACTTGCAGGCGCGATACGAGAACGGGGAACGATGATGGCGCGAGCACCGAAGCCACCGGCCTTGCAAGTGCTCTTCGAGCCGTGGCCCGACGAGGCCGGAGCGGACCGGGACGGGTACGAGGCGTTCGCCGGGCACTACCTGCTCGACGCGCTCGAACCGTCCGGCGAGTTCAAGGTGCGCGGGTTCCGCGCCGTCGTCGCCGGGTGCACCACGTGCAGGCGGGACGCGAAGGATGCACGCGTGCACGTCCCCAACATCAATGATCTGAAGCCGGAAGGGCCACGGCGGCGCTGCCCGCAGTGGAAGCGGGTGGAAGCGATCGTGAAGGCGTTTGGCGGGTGGAAGGCGGTGCACTACGTCGAGCTAGCAATGAACGAAGGGCTCGGCTACCAGCCGATACCGCAGCGGCGGCGCGAAGTCGTCAAGTGCCCCGCCTGCGACGGGACCGGACTTGGCCCGATGGATCACGAGGCGCTGTCGGCATGGTACGAGACCCGGTCGAAGGCCGATGAAGCTCGTATTCACCCCCCGTGCGACGCCGGGTGCGGCTCGTACGGGTACCGCTCGAAGGGCGAACTGCTCGTGTCGTACGAGGGTCCGGTGCGGCCGGATCGCCACGCCATGACGGCGGCGCAGCGTCGAACACGGTAAGCTCGACGCTGCATACGCTGCCAGTCTCCGAAAGCCCCGCCCCACGAAGGCGGGGTTTTTCGCTGCCCGAAAACTTTCTTGAGAAAGTTCGGCAAGAGGGTGGACGCTCGACGGGAATTCCGTTAGAGTTGCAGGTACAACACCACAGGGTACGACGATAGGACGAGAAGATGCAGCTTCAGAACAACGTCAACCGCATCGGGTTCGAGCTCCCCACCGGGTACGAGATCCGCAACCACATCATGTGGGCGAAGTCGTGGCTGATCGACGGGTTCCGGTCCGCAAGCGGCACTGACGACTTGATCGGGATCACGAAGCACGGGTACGAGATCACGAACCGGAAAGACGGCCGGGTGAACCTGCGGATCACGGTCCGGGGGCAGATCACGGAACCGCGTCGAGTCTTCGACTCGGCGGACGAAGCCAAGTACTACGCGGCATGGCACTCTGAATCGATCATCTTCGCCTCGCTCGACGAGTACGAGCGGCGCGGCGACAAGATTCAGTACAACTTCGGATGGAACCTCGACCCGGCGAACTTCTAGGACATGAGCCCCGCTTCGGCGGGGCTTTTGTTCGGTACGCTTGGTAAGCGCTTTCCAAACACGGGTCAATTTCTGCCCCCGTCCGAAAATGGGTGCCCGCCCGCCTGCCCACCATGGCCGACCGAAACCCCCGAAGGGGGTACCCCCCTTGGGGTATCCGTACCCGCCCCACCCGCACACCCTCGCGCGAGCATGGTAATATGTCAGAGTTCAACGGAGACAGACGAAGGGATGACATGGCTAACGATGAGTTCAAGCGCGTGATGAAGGGGATCAAGGACCCTGACAAGCACAACCCCGAGCACAAAGCCCGACTCAAGCGCGACGCCAAGACGGCGAAGGCGCTCGACAAGGGCGGCAAGAAGACGGGCAAGGGCATCCACCGCAAGGGCGGGCACGGTGACGACGTGATCGACAGTGGTATGTTCAGCTAGCTAGGGGATGAGTCAGAGGGGCGAACCGAGAGGTTCGCCCCTTTTGCGTGCTATGGGAAAACACGCCCGAAGATAACTTGCGGGAACCACACTTCTCGAAAGCTATCCCCGTTCCCGCCAAAGTTGAGTCGGGTCGGCTCAAGTTCAGGGAAGTCGCCGTTTCCCTGAATCCGGGGCTCGGGTATTCAGGTCTCCGTGAACGGCACTGTGCGCCGCGCTGGCAATACAGGGGTACTCTGGTATAGGAAACAGGGTGTACGGCCCTCAGCGTGGACGCTAGGCCCCTTAACGGCCGATCTCAGGCCGGACGGCGACTGTGCCCGCCATGCTGTCTTGCCGCTGCGCGAGGATCGGTCCCATCTCGCTCAGCGCCTCGCGAAGCGCTTCGCTCGCGCGAGCGCGCTGAACCGGCGTCAGCTCGGCCGCGTCGAGCGCCTTCGTGAGCGCCTGCGCGATCATCTGCGCCTCAGCGCGCAGCGAATCGATGTATCGCTCAGACAGCCCCGCCCGCACCGCGTCGGCCGCGACCTTCGTCATGTGCTTGCGCTCGTCGCGACTCTCGCCGATCCACTCGCGCAGCTCCGCACCGCGCAGCCGCACCGCGATCTCGAAGTCGCTCGCCTTCTCGAAGTCGACCCCATCGGAGTCGATGAGACGCCGCTCGCGCCGCGCTTCCAGCTCGATCCGCTCGTCGATCCACGCCGCCCGGTACGCGCTCCGGCGCACCTCGCTCAGGATCGCTTCCCACGGGCTCACGTTCAGCTCGCCCGCCCACGGCCGCCGCGCAAGCTCGTAATCCGGGTCGCTCTCGTCGTCCATCGGTCGTCCTCTCGATTCTCACTCTCGGTAACCGGATTTCGGGCCCGTGCAGGGTTGCTGTGCCGGGGTGTGCAGGGATCAGTTGCATTTTCAGTTCTACATTCTATGTTGTAGTACATATGTTCTAATTTATTGATTCTCACATAAGAGATTAGAAAGATCACTGCAATCCCTGCACACCGCAGGTCAGAGGGCCATTAAACCCTGCACGCATCCCTGCACACGATCCCTGCACACATCCCTGCACACATCACGCTCAGATAACATACCTAGTGACTAGGACATCACCCGCCGTAGCTGTGCAGGGATAGCTGTGCAGGGATCGATGGCCGATCCCTGCACAGCAAAATTGTTACTCTCCGTAATCAAATTTCGGAGTTGAGACGCGCTCCGCGAAGTACCTGAACCTGGCGGCCGTCGACCCGTGTGCGCGAGCCTTCGAGCTGTCCCGGGTACGCCGCGAGCAGGTCGCGGAAGAACACGTTCTTCCCCTTCGCCATGTACCCCTCTGACGCGCACCACATGGTGTACGCCTCGTACACGCTGTCTTTCGACACAACGGCTTCGGGCGACAGGTCAAGCACGAGCAGGTCGCCCACGAACGCCTTGACCGGGCTCGCCGACCGCTCGACTTCATCCATCGACTTGAGCACGGCTTCGCCGAGCGTGAACCGGCCTTCCCGGTCCCACAGCCGGTCCGCGCCGTCGAGCGCCCACGTGAGGATGCCCGGCAGCTCGTCGGCGAGCGTCCGCTTCAGGTGGAAGTCCTCGCGGCCTAGGAACCCTTCGATCCGGATGCGCAGCGGCAGGAACCGCGAGGCGAGCGCGCCGGTCGTGTCGCGAAGGTCCGGCATGTCGTTCGAGACGATCATGAGCCGCGCGCCGAGCTTGACGTTCAGCTCGTCGCGATTCTTCCGATTCACCGTGACCGGGTCCTCACCCGAGATCATGAGCAGCTTCTCGACGATCGCGGGATCGCTCTTGCCGATACGCGCGTCGCCGACCACGGCGAGCCGCTTCCCGAGCATGGGCGCGAGCCCGAATGGCTCGGCGAGCCGGGCCATCGTCGGGTGATCGACTTGCGAAGTTCCGCCTAGCAGTTGTTCGAGCGCCCACGCGATCGTGCTCTTACCCGAGCGACGCGGACCGACGAGCGTGAGAATCTTGTGCAGCCCCGTCGAGCCCGCGAGCACGTAGCCGAACCACTCTTGCAGCAGCGCTTGCGAGTCCTCGTCACCGGGCCACAGCTCGTCGAGGAACTTCATCCACCGGTCACAGCGTGCCTCGGGCTCGTACGGCACAACCACGGCCGTGTCCGTGAAGAACTCGGGGGTGTGGTCGACGAGCTGCCGCGCGCCCGCCCCGCCTTCGCGCGGGCACCACAGCAGGCCGTTCGCGCAGCACGTCACTTCATCGGCTGGCATCGCGTCGGCCGCCTCCGAGCGCCGCAGCCACACCGGGGCTTCGAACTGCTCGGGCAGGCGCATCTGCGACGCCATCGCTTCGACCACTTCCCGGATGCTCGACGTCGTGGGCGACCACGCGCGCGGCTCCGGCCCGTCCTTCGTCGTCTGCATGTACGTGGCGTCGGCGAGCAGGCCGCGAACCACGTCGGCGACGGCATAGCGGTTGTCCGCCCCGCCGAGCCGCACGTGCGCCCCGGACCCGTCTGCGCGGTACAGGTACCACTCATCACGCCAGTGCCGCAGGTGAATCCCGGCGTCGGCGAACTCGTACAGGAGGAACCGCGCGACCTTGTCGGGTTCCTTCGGCCCCGGAATCGGCTCGTCGAGCACCACGTGCGCCGGGAGCATCCGGTACCGCTGATCGAGATCGATCACGGCCGTCGCGTCGGGGATGGGCTCGCTCGGCGTCTCGCGAGCGCTCGTGAACCCGCCCGTGATGGCAGCGGCGAAGTCGTCCGTTTCGGGGGTGGTAGGGTCGGTTTCAGGGTTATCTGTCTGGTCGTCGATCATCGCTTTCGTCTCCCTTGCTACGTTTCGCGGACGGGAGCGTGATCGGCGACTTTCATCGTCTCCGCTGCCCGTCCGGCTTCCCAACCGGACGTGAAGGTTCGCATCTGCTGCTCGGCCGTGTCGTTCGCCCCGGCCGACCGCATCGCTTCGAAGCACCACGCGCGAGCCGCGTCTTCGGACGGTTCGCCGTATAGAACTGACAGCGTACCGAGCCGGAAGGCCGTCCGGTTGAGCATGTCGTTCCGCGTTCCCGACGCCGACCGTGCCAACTTCCGCACGCTCATCGCTGCTTCGTACTGCGCCCACTTCGCGCCCCGGCCTGCGATCCGGGCGCGCGCGTCGGCGTTCGTCGCGGGCTCATGCGCGCTCGCGCGCCGCTTCTTGCACAGCGGAATCAGCCACTCGGGCGCGCTGACAACGCGCAGCAATCGCTTCCCCGCGCGCTCGACGATCCGGTACGCCCCGACCTCGGGCGCGCGCACGTACCCACGGATGCCGCGCACGTCCAGTCCGGGCGCGAGCTGCTTCGACGAGTTGCGTACGCCGCCTTCAGTCCCGCTCGCTTCATCCCATCGGAAGTAGACGTGCGCGCCGCCGCTCGGCGTCCGCACGCACAGCGTGTTCGTGAACGAGGCCGACGTGTCGCCGTGCTGCTCGGCGAGCGCGCGCAGCGACGCGAAGCCGTCTGCGTCCTTCACGTCGATGTCGAGCACCCAGATACCCGACTCGGGGCCGGTGGCGATCCCGACGCCGCACACGGCGTAGTCGCCGGTCCACCACTCGCGAATCTGCTCTTCGTCGATCGTGGCCCGTCCGGGCCAGTCGAGTTGCGCCGGGGTGCCGGTGTCGGCGCGCAGGGGGAATACCCGGAACCCGAGCCGCGAGCAGGCGTACGCCGCCGCGCCGGGGCTCGCCGAAGCGAACCGGGAGAAAGTCACACTAGCCACATCTGTTATCCCTTCATCTGTCGTCTACCAACCATAATACCGCTCGTGCTAGGCTTTCGTCGTGCCGGTCCCACAGCCGGACCGATGAACGACGACACGATGATGAAAGGACGACACATGTCGACTACCGCAACTACGCCGATTGACGTGCGCACGGAAGCGTTCGCCGACTTCATGGCTGACTATCCGTACGCCTCTGAAGTCGACTCGATCGACGAGCTACCCGTGCAGCTCTTCACGGCCGACGACTCGAAGATTCCGTTCAACGCGCGCGTGCTCGGCTTCGGTTCCTCGTACCGCAAGACGCACCTGAACCACGCGCCCGGCACGAAGCCCGGCAAGGGTGTGCGGTGCTCGGGATGCCGGTGGACCGATACGGCGATCCTGTGGGCGCAGCCGCTCGTGAAGCTGGACATGAACGGCATCCCGACGCCGACCGACGACGACGAGCCGTGGCAGTACGTCTTCGTGTCGCTGGGGAAGTCGGCGATCGAAGGGGAATGGCAGCGCGACACGGTGATCTGGACTGATGATGCCGAAGACGTGCTGCGCAAGCTCTTCGTGCCCACGAAGGCCGGGTTCCGGCGCGACACGGGCGACATGGCGATTCCCCCGCACAACGCCGCCGCGTTCCGCGACGCCGCGTGCGTTGACGAGCGGATCGCCGACCTGCTCGCCCGGTATGAGCCGGTCATCCCCGAAGTGAGCCGGACCGGCCCCGACGCCGACCCGCTCGCGGGACTCTGACGTATATGTTACGCTGAGACAGAGCAACTTCCGAAGGTCGCCCGGTCCGCTTGGAATCGGACCGGGCTTCATAGACGACACGACACATGACGAGAGGACAGTGATGGACACCTATGAACGCCGCACGCAAATCGCCGATGATCTGCGCAAGCTCGGCGACGCGATCCGCCTCAATCCGGAAATTCCGGTGCACGACTTCGGACCGCTCGAACTCATGCACTGCGTGATCGAAGGCGACCACGACGAACGGGAGGCGCGGTTCAACGCGCACGCCGAAGAGATGTCGCAGATCGCCGCTGAGATGGGTCTCAGCTTCACGTACGAGTCGAGCACCGACGAGCACAGCGACGAGCACCACCGGGCGACGCTCACGATGCCGCACGGGCAGGTTACTTATCGCGTGACGTGGATCGAGCGGAAGGCGTCGACCGATGTCTGAGACGCGTGACTTCACGTACTACGCCGAGAAAGCCGAGCGGCAGCTTCAATACTCGCTTGGCCGCGACGAGAACGGGCAGCGGACGTACAGCAGCGACGAGGCGAAGACGCGATACGTCATGCGCGCCCATGTCTATGCGCTGCTCGCGTCCGGCGCGGCGAAGGCCGAGCCCGAGCCCGAGTCGCGCTCGAACTTCTTCTACTTCGTCAACGGCGAGCGCGTCGAAGGTGAGCGCTGCTTTGGGCAGCGGTTCGCGAACTCGCTCGTCGACCCGGCGAAGAGTCAGTGCGTGCGCCGCAACGGGCACGACGGCGACCACAAGACCGCAGACGGTACGCATTTCGAGAACGAGGAGTAAGCATCATGCCGCTATGGCACAACCGGCAGCCGGACCCCGAGAAAACGCCTGAGACGCCAAAGACGGCGCGCGCCGACCGCAAGACGACGCGGGACACGCGCCGCGAGACGCGTACACAGGACGCGCAGCGGCACATGGAGCGCAAGCGGCTCGAAAACGGCGACTAGCTGCGACGCCGGGACTTCGGTCCCGGCGTTCACGTGTACCTTATGAACGAAATCAACGAAGGGAAGACCGACAACATGACGAACGACGACAACACGCCGCGCGGCCCGCGCCTGAACGGCTGCGGGTGGGCGCTACTGGTCGTGCTCGGCCCGCTTGCGCTCGCTTTCGCGCTGGCGATCCTCTACATCCTGTTCATGCTCGGCTCGCGGATCGGGGGACTGTGATGGTCTATCAGAGCTACAGCCTCACGCGGTTCTTGGGCGACGATGCCGAACACGGGACGACGTTCACGATCGCCGACGACGATGCGATCAACTGTGCGCACATGCTTGCGGCGGCGTTCAACACGATCAGCCGGAACATGCTCGGCGACTTCGCACTAGCCGTGGTCGACACGAAGGCCGGAACCGTGCAGTACGACGGGAAGATCGAGCAGATCAAGCGCGATGAGCCGTGGTCAGTCTCGCAGTCGTTCAATTTCGAAGGATCGACCGCAGGCGACACGCTGCTGACGTTTCTCGGCGAAGACGCTGCCACGACGTACACCCTGCGGGGCAGCATGAAGGCCGACGAGCCTTCGAAGTACACGCACGTCGCTCGCGAAGTGCTCGAAGACGCGTACGGCGAACTCGAAGACGTGAAGAACGTGCTCTTCGATGCCGGAGTCGAGACGATCCCGGCTGATGCCGGAGTGCGCGACCTGCTCGCCGTCAAGCGCAGCATGAGCGCCGAGATCGAACGACGCGACGTCGAGATTGCCGGACTCGTGCAGCAGCGCGCGAATCAGAATGCGGCAGCTCGTGACGAGCTGATCGAGTTCGCTCGCGGTGCGTACGAAAAGCTGAGCAAGGTCGACCCCGAAGGCAGCCGCGAGGACTTGCAGAATCGCTATCGCGGGATGCTCGACGTACTCGCGAACCTGCTCGTCGCCATTGGCGAAGCCGACCGCGACGAGCGGCACGCGGTCGCGCGTCGTCTCGTCGAGAATCTGGAGGACTGAGGCATGAGCGAACCCGAGATGAAGGTCTCCGAGTTCATGACCGTGCGCGGCATCATGGGGAACGACGCCTTCGCCGCGATGCAGGGGCTCGTGCAGGTCTCGCGCGCCATGTTCGCGAACGAGGGGATCGACCTGAAGACGGTCGAAGAGTTCCGCCTGAGCGTGAAGCGCAACCGCGAGCACGACGAACTCGGAGGCGATCCGGTCCCGATGTGGGACAGCTTCGCCGAGATCACGTACCCGGCTCCGGCCGACGAGCACGCCGAATAGTTGCCCAGAACACGGAGGCCGGTCCCGCTCTCGGGGCCGGTCTCCCGTAGTCTTGAGCGTAATTCCACCCGCGTAACACCTGCTAGGACCCGCTATGGACTGGGGATCACTCTTCGCAACCATCTACCTACTAGGTGCACTGTTCACGGCTGCCGTGACAGCGCTCCCGATCCGCGCCGTGATGGGCGCTGATCGACCCGGCGACCACGCCGACACCGACTCGGCGAGCGACGCGCGCATGATCGTGCTCTTCGTCGTGCTCGGCGTCGCCGCGATCTGGCCGCTGACACTTGGGATGTACTCGCTCTCGCGGCTCATTCCGGCGTCGGCCGAAGACATCGACGACGATTACCACGGCGTCGACCTCGTGCTAGCTGATCGACCGGAGTAAGATAGAACTCGACGAGCCCCGCGTACCGCGCGGGGCTTCGTTGTCAGATGAACGATGAAAGGACGACACATGACGATGCAAGGCGTGAACCTGCATCTCGTCGAGACGTACGACGATGTCGCCAAATGCCTTGAATGGCTGTCCGGCCTCACCTGCGAGCGCATCGGGTTCGACACGGAGTCGACCGGCCTCTCACCGGAGGTCGATTCGGTGCGCCTCGTGCAGTTCGGCGACCGCTTCACGGGGTGGGCGATCCCGCTTGACCGGTGGTACGGGCTCGTCGAAGAGATCGTGAACCGGTGGCAGCGCCGGGGGCGCTTCGTCGCCCACAACGCCCGATACGACGTCGCCATGCTGCGCAAGCACGGCATTCACATTCCGGTGCACCTGGTCGACGACACGATGATGCTCGCGCACATCGTGAACCCGACCGTGTCAGTCGGCCTGAAGCAGCAGTGCGCGATGCACATCGACCCGCTCGCGGCGTCGATGCAAGCGCAGCTCGACGAAGTCATGCGTTCGGGCGGGTACACGTGGGCGACGATCCCGATCGCGGCCACCGGCCCTTGCCGGGTGTACTGGGTGTACGCCGCGCTCGATCCGGTGCTCACGGTCCGGCTGTGGGACTTCCATTGGCCTACGGTCGCCAAGATCGCCCCGCGCGCGTACGACATTGAGCTGTCGGTGGGGTGGATCGCCGACCGCATGGAACGCAAAGGCGTCGTGATCGACCGCGAGTACACGGCCGAGAAGCGAGGCGAGTTCGACGAGCTGTACGCCGCGCTCGCGAAGCGCGGGCTCGACGAGTTCGGCGTGTTGCTCGGCTCGTCAGAGCAGATCGTTGACATCCTCGTGCGCGACAAGGTGAACCTGTGGAAGAAGACCGGCGAAGGCGCGTGGTCGCTCGATAAGTTCGCGCTCGAAGGCATCCGGCACCCGCTCGTGCAGCTCTTGCAGGAATACAAGCGCGTCGAGAAGCTGAACAGCACGTACCTTCGGCGGTTCCTTGAGTACTCCGAGCGCGACGGCCGGTTGCACCCGAGCATCAACACGCTCGGCTTCAAAGAGCAGGCGGCCGGAGCCTTCGGCGTCATCACGGGGCGCATGTCGATGTCGCGGCCGAACTTGCAGCAGCTTCCACGTGTCGACGAGGACGATCCGCTGTCGATCGTGGTGCGCAACTGCGTCGTGTCGTCGCCGGGCTCGACGTTCGTGATGTTCGACTTCGATCAGATCGAACTGCGGATCATGGCGCACATGACGCAGGACCCCGGGCTTTTCGACGCCTTCGCGCAGCCAGGCGACTTCTTCACGTACATGACGCAGACAATCTATGGCGACCCGAGCATCGTGAAGAAGGACCCGCGCCGGTCGCTCACGAAGTCGTACGTCTACGCGTCGAACTACGGCAGCGGGAACGAACGCCTCGCGCGGACGACGCACATCGCGCTCGCCGAGATCGAGAAGCTTGCGGCCGATTACAAGCGGGTGTACGCCGGGGTGCCCAAACACCAGCGGAACGTACAGCAACAGGCAGGCGCGCGCCACCGGGCCGAAGGGCTCGCGTACGTCACGTCGCCCATGACCGGCCGCCGCTTCATCGCCGACGATCCGAACAAGCTGTACCCCCTGGTGAACTACCAGATTCAAGGGCTCGCGGCCGAGATCATGAAGACGAAGCTGCTCGAACTCGACGCGGCCGGGCTCGGCGAATACCTCGTGCTCGCCGTGCACGACGAAGCGATCTCGGACATTCCCGACGAGGACGTATCCGAGGCGATCCACACGATGAACACGATCATGAACGACGACAAGCTGCTGTCACTGCCGCTCACCTCGGGCGGCGCGACCGGGAAACGATGGGCGGAAAAGAAGGATGTCTAAGCACTTCGTGCTCTTCGGGGTCGACCCCGGCAAGACGACGGGACTGTTCGTGTACTCGAACTATCCCCGGTACGGCTTTCTCGACGACATGATCCTGCGCGACGAGGTCGACGCCGACGACATGCCGAAGCGCATGACCGACCTCATCGTGAAGGCGACCGACTACGTCGGCTTCGGCGGCGTGCACATCGCCGTCGAACGGTTCATCATCTCGGGCCGGACGGCGAAGCTGTCGCAGCAGGCCGACGCGCTCGAAGTGACGGGGATGGTCCGCGCCTTCGCGCGGCTCCACACCCGGAACACGATCACGCAGTACATGAAGGCGAATCTGAAGTTCGCGAACGACGCCGCGCTGCGCAAGGCCGGGTGGTACTCGTCGAAGCTCGGACACGCCACCGACGCCGCCCGGCAGGCGTACGCGTTGCTCAAGGATGTCGATTACCCGGAATGGCTCGCCGTGTCGAACGGTGCTATGATGAAATTCGACGACGAGACGAAGGGATAGAGGATGAACCCGATCATCGCAGAACTCGACGAGACCGGCAGCCGGATCGTCCTGCACGACACGCTGTGGGCAGACAAGCCGCTCGTGACGCAGATTCCGGGCAAGGAATGGAACGCGGACGCCAAGCGATGGACGCTCCCGAAGTCGTGGGCGGCGTGCATCCAAGCGCGCGCCATCTTCGGCGACCGGCTCAAGGTCGGCAAGCTGCTCGGCGGGTGGTCGCGTCTTGAGAAGATGCGCCGTGACGCCGTGCTCAAGCTGCGCGACGCGCGCGAGCCCGTCAACATCTACGCCTACGACGCCGACAACGATCACCGCGACAAGCTGTACCCGTTCCAACTGCCCGGCCGCGACTTCATGGTCACGGCGAAGTACGCGCTGCTCGGCGACGAGATGGGCTCGGGCAAGACGCTTCAGACGCTCGCGGCGCTGCGCGCCGTGTCGAAGACGCCGAATCAGCAGGCGTACCCGGCGCTCGTCGTCTGCCCCAACTCCACTAAACGGAACTGGGCTCGCGAGGTCGCGAAGTGGCTGCCCGAGGCGAACGCCGTTGTGATCGACGGTTCGGCCGCCAAGCGCCGGAAGCAGATCGCCGAAGCGCTCGACGTCCCGAACCTCATCATGATCATCAACATCGAATCGGTCCGGCTGCACTCGCGCCTTTCGGCGTACGGCTCCGTCCGCCTGAAGAAGTGCCGCGAGTGCGACCCGGTCTCGGGCGACGAGGCGTTGACTCCGGCGAAGTGCGAGACGCACGACAAGGAACTGAACGCGATCCCGTTCAAGGTCTGCGTGCTCGACGAGGCGCACCGCGTGAAGGACCCGCGCGCCTTGCAGTCCCGCGCGATCTGGCGTGTCTTCCACGGCGAGAGCGTCGAATACCGGTGGGCGCTGACGGGAACGCCCGTGGCGAACCACCCGGGCGACATCTGGTCGATCCTGCACACGATCGACCCGGCCGGGTTCCCCCGGAAGTCGGCCTTCATCGACCGGTACGCGCTCACGGAGTTCAACGCCTTCGGCGGGATGTCCATCGTCGGGCTCAACCCGGCGACGCGCGACGAGTTCCTGTCGCTGCTCGACGTCCGTATGCGCCGGATGCTGAAGGCGCTCGTGCTCGATCAGCTTCCGTCGAAGACGCGCGTCGTCCGCCACGTCGAGATGAGCGCGAAGCA